TGGGGCGGATATTGGTTCTGGGATGCAGAAAAGCAATCAATTATGATGCAGTGCAGACCAAAAGATACTGACAAAGGACAGGGAGATTTACTTGATATTAGAGAGACGCAGAGGGTTGAATATACACTTTCTAACATTTTGTCTGATGAATGGCTAATCGCAGATGAAACGAATTGTCCAGTTTTAGGCGGAGAAGCTACATTTGGATTCGGAGATGCGATTAAGTACGTGAAACGTGGACTTAAAGTCAAAAGAAAAGGATGGAACGGAAAGAATCAGTATATCCAGTTAGCAACAGGAATTTCATATAAGACAGCAGACAAAACAATTGTTAATTGCGATCATGAAGCCATTGGAAATAAAGCAGTGGCATTTGTAGGAACGTCTGGTGTACAAATGGGGTGGTTAGCATCACAGGCTGATATGTTAGCAGAAGATTGGATGTTTGTAGATTAGGAGTTGATATATGAGTAAATATGTAAAGAAACCTGTTGTGGTAGAAGCTGTTAAATATAATGGAAATAACATCGAAGAAGTAAAAGAATTTATGAAAGAACAACTTGATAAATTGCATTTTGAAAGCATGGATGCAAGTAATTTAGAAGAAGGAAAACTTTCAATGGTTGACTTTCTTGCGATTTAAACTCTTGAAGGTGTTATGACTGTATCAGACGGAGACTACATAATTAAGGGTGTTAATGGTGAGTTCTATCCATGTAAACCTGATATTTTCAAAAAAACATATGAACCATATAACGAATAAAGGAGAAGAAAATGGAAAGCAGAGAATTTTTAGCGGTATGCAAAGCCAAGATTGCAGATTATGTGAATGATCATATTGATAAGACAGATCAGAAACATCTTACGATCAACGATGTATACGTTGTCGGGTATGCTAAGACATTACAGAATCATAAAGCGTTACTGAGTACAACGTTATTAGACGGTATGTACTATGAAATGACATTCAACGGAGACAAGAGAGAGTTGTACATGGACGCTTACAAAAAGTGGGAAAACATCAAATTTGATATGTAGAGGTGGAAAATGGTTGGTACTCTTGAAGAAATGAAAGACGATTTAGCAACAGTAACAGATTACACAAAAAACGGAGAGTGTTCGCAGTGCGGTAAGTGCTGCGCCAACCTTCTTCCGTTATCACTTGGAGAAGTTAACAGGATCAAAAGATATGTGAAAGAACACAATATCAAAGAAAATGTGCATAAACCACCAATCGTAGGTAAATTTGTGGATATGACATGTCCATTTAGAGATGATGTCAGAAAGATTTGTACAATTTACGAAGTTAGACCGATGATCTGTAAAGATTTTAGATGCGACAAGGCAGCAAAGGATATTCAGGCTTCTAAGAGATTGTATTATGCAAGAAGAAATCCAGTGGACTTAAGAAAGGAAATATTCAGAAATGTCAATGTGGCTAAAAGTAATTAACACAGGAAGTCAGTATGGCAATTGTTATGCATTAATGAGTGGAGATGGAGAAATCTTATTGCTTGACTGCGGATGTAAATTTAAAGACATTCTAAGGGGAATTAATTATAGGATAGCAGATGTGGCAGGGTGTTTATTGACGCATATCCACGGAGATCATGCAAAATCATATAAAAATCTTACTAAGAATGGAATAGAAATATATAGCAATAATGAGACAGTAGAACATTTTGGAGCATATGATCCAATAGAATATTTTGATCTTGGAATTGGTGGAATGATAGGAAAAAAAGAAAGAAAGCCGTTTGAGTGTGGAAGTTTCAATGTGATTCCGTTCTATCTGCCACACACAACAAAAGACAAAGATACTGGGGAAATCATACCGTGTCCAAACTTTGGATATTTTATACAACACAAGGACATGGGAAGTCTGGTATACATGACGGATTTTGAATACCCTACACTATCTTTTAGATCGGCGAAAATCAATCATCTTCTATGTGAAGTTAATTACTGTGAGGAATTTGTTGATAAATCGGCAGCAAACTTTGAACATCGACTCAAAGGACATTTATCTTTTGAGACATTCAAAGAAAAGGTTTTGAAACAGAATATGACAGATGCATTAAAAACAGTAACGATTTGTCACTTAAGTGATGCAGCAGCCGATGAACAAATGATTCTAAATCAAACAAAAAATATCACAGGAAATGACATTGAAGTTAACATTGCTAAAAGATCATTATGTGTAAATCTAAATTACATACCGTTTTGATTAGTGTTGAAAAAGAAAAGATATGATATGAAACGGAATAGCGAGGAAAGGTTTTGCTTGGAAATGGCATGGCGTGGATAAGTGACGATATGAGCAGAGATGTGATGACAAGGAAAGGTATAGAGCAGTTAGGGAATAGCAATGCGTAGATAAGTGTTATGATGCAATGGATATGAGAAGAATAGAGTTGAGATGGAATTGTATAGAGAAGTAAAGTTATGAGAAAGGAAATAATATGTTTTGGTTAGTTTGGTTAGGAATTGGATTGTATGGAATGATTCCTATAGTGATTTTTGTTTTAACACTTAAGATTTATATTAAAAATGTTGAGACAGAAAAAAGAATTAAAAAGATAATGAATGGAATCTGTATTTTATCTAATAAAAAGTGGTGATGCATCACAGTATCACAAAAGATTCGATGATGGATGATGGTAAAATATAGGTAGAAAGGACGAATGATACATGATTATTGGAGTAGACAAAGCGCAAAAAGCAGGAAAACATAATCTTAAACACAACATGTTAAAAGATCGCGGTCATAAGCTTGTTGATATTCCATGTCCAGTAGGAGATTACATAGAGATAACACCAGAAATTCAGGAAGTTATCGAAAGACGTGGGGACAAGCTAAAAAAAATGGACTTGATCGGCTGCATTGATAAATCTGTTGATACAAAAAAAGATTGTCAAGAATTGTACCAGTGTTTAGTGAAGTCACATAAGAGATTTTCAGATTCTTGCTTTTTGGCAAGCAATAATGGTATTAAGCTGTATATTCTCGTTGAGAATAAAGACGGTGTTACTAGTATTGATACGTTTGGAAGATGGAAGAATGAGAGTTGTTGGAAACGTTATTTCGTAAACAAGAGACGTTGCGAGAATAAAGGAGAAAAGCCACCAAAGGAACCATGCAAGCCGTCTCAATTAAAGCAGATCATGAACACAATGAATAAAAAATATGGAGTAGAGTTTTTGTTTTGCAGACCAGAAAAGGCAGCAGAAAAAATCGAAGAACTACTTTCTGAATAGCATTTCTACAAATGATACACGGGCACGTCAGCCCACCTAAAATCAAATGAAAATTAAATAGAGGTAATCTTATGTCTGATAAAAAATATTATTATCTGAGATTGAAAGATTTTTTAGACACAGAAGAATTTAAAATCTTAGAATCTCAGGAAGACGGATATTTGTATTCTAATATTCTTATGAAAATGTATCTTATCAGCTTAAAGAAGAGTGAAAGATTGGCATTAAATGGCATGATTCCATACAATGTAGACATGATTGCGACTTTAACAGGGCATTGTGTTGAAGTGGTAAAAGAAGCATTGAAACATCTTGTGAAGTTAGGGCTGATTGAAATGTTAAGCGCAGGAGCTGTCTATATGATGGATGTTCAAAACTATGTGTGTCAATCATCAAATACGGAATACAAATCAAAAGAAGAAAAAGCAGATGTTGAAGAATATAAGCCAAAGAAAGAAACGGCAAGAGAACGAATTGATTACGCAAGAATCGTTGATAAATACAATGAAATTTGTAAATCGTATTCAAGGGTTACTAGATTGTCCAAGAGAAGAAAAGACACGATCAGAGCAAGATTTAACGCCGGTTATACATATGAAGATTTTGAAAAGGCATTTGAAATGGTGGAAGAATCTGATTTTCTTAAAGGAAAAAACAATAGAAATTGGTGTGCAAACTTTGATTGGATATGCAACGACACAAATTTAGCGAAAATCTTAGACGGAAATTACGCAAACAGGAAGGGTAATAAAAATGGAAGGAATGGAGAAGATCATAGAAAATCTTCATTCGCTGAAAAAGCAATCGAACTTGGGGCAGCCGACACAGATTTCAAAGGATTCTGATGTATGTCCGCTATGCAATGGTACTGGTTGGATTCCTGTTGAAAAAGACGGAGAAACAGTGTTTAGAGAGTGCAAATGCAGGCAAGAACAGATCAATCACAATAGATTGAAATTTGCAAATGTACCTGAACCATTTAGAAACTTAAAATTAGCTGATTTTAATATTGCTTGTTATAAGGAAGAAAAAAATAAGAAATTGGTCAGGATTGCTTGCAAGATTATCAAAAATTACATTGACAACTTCCAGACGTTTCAAGGAAAGGGAGTTGGATTGTACATCTATTCAAAAACAAAAGGTTCTGGAAAAACAAGAATGGCTGCAAGTATGGCAAATCAGTTTTTGGCTGATGGCCACAGAGTAAAATTTGCAACTTCAAGTGAAATCATAGAACAGATCAAAAAAACATGGGACCAAGACAGCAAAATAAGTGAAAGAGATTTGTTGGCTGATCTGAAAGATGTAGAAATTCTGATCATAGATGATTTCGGAGCAGAAAAAAACAGCGCTTGGATTAATGATAAATTTTACCAGATCGTTAATTACAGATACATAAACAAACTGGTAACGATTTATACAAGTAATTATACAGAGAATGAAGTTCAGTACAATGAACGAATTTCAAGTCGGATAAAAGAATGTTCATATAGTGTGCAGTTTCCTGAGGAAAGTGTCAGGGACCATATATACGAACAGAGAAACAACGAGATGATCAAAAAAATATTGGAAGGTGAGGTATAAAAAGTGGGGAAAAGGTTTACAAACGAGCAACGCCAAGAAGCTGTGAACAAATTTTCTAGCGGAGAATTAACTTTAAAAGAGACTGCTAAAAAATACGGCGTAACAGAAACGACAATCCTTAACTGGAAAAAGAAACTTCCAGTAAGAAACAGGATTTCAAGGTTTGATGTTTCTGACAAGGTTGAAATCATCACATACAGAATGTCAGGCCATACGCTTGCAGAAACATCAGCGAAATACAATGTATCAGAATGTAGCATCAGGTTATTTGAAAAAGAATACGGTGTATCCGAGTCAGCTAAAGATGCAAGGAAAAATATGAGAGCAAAAAAGGAATTAGCTGATATGTCAGCAAGGAAAGCTAGGAAGAAGCAAAAAAGAACAGTATGGATCAGATGTACAGCTTCTTCCGGATACTGGAAAACAAAATACATTTAAAAAGAATCGTCAGACAGTTTGCAGCTGCACCTATAAAAATAAATAGCACATATAAAAATAAATATAAGAAACCTAAAAATCAAAGATTGTTGTTAAGTAAATAAATAAAAGTCGTAGTTCATAAATAGGTGCAGCTTCAAGCTGTTTGACGTAGAAATAATTTTAAGAAGGAGATATGAAAATGGCAAAATTTAATATTGAAGTAGAACTTGATTGGATGGAAGAAGATTCCTATTCAATTGACGAAGAATTAAAAGAGAGAATCATTGAAGGTGTGGAAGATGCCCTTTTACAGAAAGCAACGCATGAAGCATTGAAAATGGTTGATGCAAAGATTGCAGAGAAAGTTAAAGAATCAGAAGAGACAATCAATAAAGCAATCAATAAATTTATCGAAAATGTATGCTCTGAAAAGATTAATAATATTCAGATTCCTGAAAAATCAAGTGATTGGAGTGACAAAATCACATATTATTCATTATCCGAATATGTAGGAATGCAATTTGAAAGTTTCATTACACAGAAAAGATATGATAAAGATGGAAATTATCAAGACTGGGGAAGTAATCGGTATTCAGCAGCAGATCTACTTACAACAAAATATCTAAAAAGAGAGCTTGATGATAAGATCGGTAACATGATTCAGAGAGCAAAACACGAAGTAGAAGTTGATATTGTTAAATCATTAGAACAGAAACTAAAAGAGAATCTTGCAAAAGACACTATTGAAAAGATGAATATTCCAGAGGTTTTGAAAAAGTTACAGTCAGATAATCTAGGAACGATTGAAGAAAAGGAACGATAGATGGGTGCTATTTTGACGTACGAAGAAGTTGAGAAGCTTGAATTAGCTAAAGGATATTCTTGGAGAATAGAAGGTGTGTGTCCTGATCTAGTCGTTGTTAAAAATGACAATGGAAATCTTATTTTTTTTGATATAGACAAAAATGAAATTCGAAGCGAACTTATAAAAGCAAGAATGAGTTTTGACCAGTCGGTGGCTATATCTCGGATTATTGTCAGAGAAAACAAAACGAAGTAGAAGAAAAGGAGATCAAAGAAATGAAAAAATTTGAATTAACAACAGAATCTATCTATCTGCTTGGAACTAAGTTATTTAGGATTAAAGCTCTTGTAACGTTTGGATGCGTAAAAAAAGGAGAGTTAGGTGGATTTGTAGAGAAAGAAGAAAATCTGGATCATACTGGAAGTGCATGGATTTTTGGAAATGCAAGGGTGTATGGAAATGCAAGGGTGTATAGAGATGCAAGAGTATCTGGAAATGCAAGAGTGTATGGAAATGCAAGGGTGTATGGAAATGCATGGGTGTATGGAAATGCATGGGTGCATGGAGATGCAAGAGTATCTGGGAATGCAAATGTATATGGAAATGCAAATGTATATGGAAATGCATTGGTGCATGAAGGTGCATTGGTGCATGGAGGTGCAAAGGTGTATGAAAAAGCATGGTTGTATGGAAATGCAAAGGTGTATGGAAATGCATTGGTGCATGGAGATGAAGAAGTGTCTGGAAATGCGGAAGTGTCTGGAAATCAGATGCACGCAACAGTAAAAGGTTTTGGAAGCCAATATAGAAACACAACATTTTTTATTACTAGAGATAGAAATATTTGTGTAAACTGTGGGTGCTTTAGCGGTACATTAGAACAATTTCGAGCAAAGGTAAAAGAAACACATAAGGATACTAAGTACGCAAAGGAGTATTTGGCAATTGCAGACCTTATGGAAATGCATTTCAAAGAAGAATTAGAAAAGATTAAGAAGTAGTAACTAAATGAATACTTTTCTGGTTTGATTCTCTACCCAAAGCAACAATTAATCCATATGTTTTTGAATTTGCATACTATTTTTCATTCACATTTGGGTAGGGAGTCAAGCCAGAAAAGGCTTGTTGCATCGGGATTATATACCACGACAAAGTAGCAGTAAACATATTTTTTTAATCATGCATCCTGAGCAACGCATAAGAAACAAATTAATTTCCGATTATTTAACGCCCGGCTTTATGTCGGGCAGAAAGGAGACTATTAAATGAAATTTAAATTTAAGAAAGAATTAGATTATGTCGTTGGGCATTTAAGATATGGACATATTGAAGGAATTGTTGAAGCAGACAACTTAGAAGAAGCAAAAAAGAAGTTAGAGGAATACGAGAAAGAAGATTTACTCTGTGATTTTGGAAAAGTAGTTATTGATGATTATAGCTGTGAAGGCTTTGAAAAGAGCAGCACACCGGCAAGAATTATAGAGGATGAATAAAAGGATGTGGTTTTCAATGGATTTAGAGAAAATGAAGCAGAAATTCAAAGATCATAAGGCTACATTTGCTGATTACGGAAACATAAAAATATTAGACTTCAAGAAACCAAACAGTACAGAGTATAGAATCCGATTTATTTTTGAAGAAGACTATTGCAGATTACACATTTCAGGCGATTTAGGTCAGTTGGTTGCAACTAATTATCGCAATATGTGTTGGATTGGATTTAATGATTTTGTAGAAGATGTTGGATATTTTGGGGGAAAGATAGATTGTCATGACAGACATATTTACTTATATGATGAAGAACAAACTCGAAAAGATGTTGCACAGTATGTAGAAGAGAATAATCTTTATTTTGAAATTGATGACCAATATCCATTTAAATCAAAAGAAGAAATAATGGAAGAGTTTTTATCAGATGTACTATATGATTTTTCAGAAGAAACAGGGATTGGAAATGAAGGTCAAGAAAAGTTATTGGAATTAGATACAGATATTTATTTGGAGACTTCCAATTTTGGCAAGAGATCGACAGGAATACTTGATCTGTACATGTTGGCTTTCAAGTTAGCGAAAGAACAGTTGGATAACAAATAAAAATGTAGGAGGAAGAGAAATGGAGATACAGAATATATCAGAAGTTCACGGAGAAGCAACGATTACATTAACAGAAAAAGAATTATTCATGATTGCAGCGGCATTAGAAAGCAAAGAAAAAATATATGGAGGAAAGGAAATGTATCATAAACTTTGCGCACAATTAATTACCGCTAAGTCCATATGCAAATATGGTCGTATAGATGCTTCTTATTTTCAAGAGATTACAGAACATATGGAATCGTCAAAACAAAATTGTTAAGGAGAATATCTGCAAATGAAGATTCGTAATAGAAACACACATGAATTTGTAAGATCAGAAAATCTAGTAGAATTAGATACTTACTTTGAAGATACAGAGTATTTAGAAGATGGATGGAGAATGAGATGCTATCCAAAAGAACATTGGATAAAAGTTGATAAACAAAAGTGTCTGGAAGAAATTGCAAATTGCGTTAACAAAGTTACAACCAATACAGTCGTAGAAGTTATTGAAATAGTAAACAATGCCGACACATTGGTTATGGGAGTGTTATTGAAAGAATTTAGTAAGAAAAGTCTTTTAAGATATGACAAAGAACACACAAGAGTAACAATTGACGGATGGCGTATAAACGACAGGGATCATTCTTTGAGAGTTGCAATTGAAAAATATTTATAAAGGAGCAAAAATGAAAATTTATAACATGATCACAAAACAAGTCGTAAATTCAGAAAAAATAGAAGAACTAGATGATCGTTTTGAACTAACAGATGTTGGAGCGTACGAAAAAACAATCAAATGTTATTTTAAGCCGACTTGGAGAGAAGCTGATAGCAAAGAAAAGCTTTTGAAAAATATCGCAGAGTGTCTCAACAACATTACAGTAAACAATGTTTTGAGGATTGTTGAAATTGCGCGTCCAGGCAATATTATGTTTGGAGTTAAATTAGAACATTTTGAAAACAGAAAGGTTTTAAGATACAGCAAGTTAACTAATAAAATATTAATTGATGGATGGTACATAAAAGATAATGACCTTGAAGCAGCATTAAAAAGATATTTGGCATATGAGGAGAACTAACTATGAAAAAGAAATTATTAGCGATCACATTAAGCACATTGGTTTTAACAGGAATGACAGGATGTGCATCCTTTAGTCGTGGATGGGTAGACCTTAAATCTGACATGAACAACGGATTAGAAAGAACCATTGTAGTATATACAGCGGACGGACAGAAGATTGCAAGCTACAAAGGAAAGATTGACATTCAAGATAGTGATGGATTCATCAAGTTTGACTATAAGGGCAAGAGATACATCTACTACAACTGTTTTGTAGAGAGTATCGCAGATATTGATTAGAAGTACAGGAAAAGGAAGTGGAGAAAATGGGAATTAAAAATCTAACAGAAGCAGAAGAAAAAGAGTTTTACAGACTCGTTAGGAAGATGGAACCAGACAAGAAACAGGATGCAAAGGTAAAGAAACCAGAGTATGGGCAAGAGTATTTTTTTGCCAATAGTCATGGATGGGTTGAATGTGATACGTGGCGAGATACAGCTGTAGATAACAAAAGATGGGAATTTGGAAACGTCTTTTTGATAAGAGAGAAAGCGTTATTTGATGTAGAAAAAAGAAAAGTAGAAGTTGAACTTGAACGATATGCAAAGGAACACAATAACCCAACAATCAAAGATAGTTATTGTATTTATTATAATGAAGAAGATAAAAAACTTGATTATGACGCATGGGCCTGCGGCAAAGCACAGGGAATGGTCGTGTTCAAATCAAAACAACTTGTATTTGATGCAATCAACGAAATAGGAAGAGACAGAATCCTTAAGTACATCTTTGGGGTAGAAAGTGAGGGAGAGGAATGAATTTTACAAAAGCGTTCGCAGTATTTATGCAAATTGATTCAAAGGAGTTTACGGAAGATGAAAAATATGAAGCAATACAGCAGGTGTTAGATGCAGCGACAATAAACAGTATCACAAAAAAGCAGGTGTTAAATGTAGTGTCATGGTTGTTCAATAAGCAACAAAAATATAGATGGCACGACTTAAGAGATAATCCGAATGACCTGCCAGATGCGAATTATCCAAGCAATACATGGTTTGAGGTAGTGCAAAAGGACAATGAAGAAGAGCTTCCAAGAGCAGCAATGCAGTATGACGATGTGCTTGGTTTTGGATTTTATCATGACATTTTTGATCCTGTATCTTTAGGCTATGTAGATACAGAGTTTACAACAGCAGCGGAAGAGGGACTTGCAGAAGTAGTTGCATGGCGAGAGATTGAAGAATTTGAAAGTGAGGAAGAAGATGAAGATTAATGCAAAACAACCAAGTATTAAAACATACACATTAAGTCACTTCAAAATTGGAGAGGTGTGTATGGGTGTGAGAGATGAACATTATTACCTTGTGGTTAAATCAGAAAAAGAAAAGAAACAGATTGTTGATTTAACAGAAAACGAGATTATAAGAGATGCAGGATACATGAGATTTATACCGGCGACAGCAGAACTTAATATCAAGGATGTTGGGTAAAAGAAAAATGCCAGTAGCAAGATGTAAAAATTGTAATAGTTTGTTATTCAATGAAGACGTTGGAAGAGAGTATATACAAATAAATTCAGATATGAAAATACAAAGCAAATTTATTTGTCTTAAGTGCGAATGTGAGTTAAGAAAAGAAGATTTCTTTGAGCCGTACAGAAGTATGATGAAGTAAAGGAGTATCAATGGACTTAGAACAAAAAGCAATAGAAAGAATCAAAACAGCATCAGAAATGAGTCTTGAGTATTACAAACAACCACTTATCTGTACATACAGCGGTGGTAAGGATTCAGATGTATTATTAGAGCTATTCAAACGTTCTGGAGTTCCTTTTGAAGTACAGCACAGTCACACCACAGCGGATGCACCACAAACAGTGTGGCACGTCCGTGACAATTTCAAGAAATTGGAAGAGGGGGGATAAAGTGCAGTATTAACTATCCAAGGAAGCCAGACGGAACCAGAATCACGATGTGGAATCTCATTCCTAGAAAACTTATGCCACCTACACGACTTGTAAGATATTGTTGTAAAGAATTAAAAGAAACAGCAGGCATGGGAAGATACGTGGCAACAGGTGTTAGATGGGATGAAAGCACAAAAAGGAAACACACACGATCAGAATTTGAAAAGATAGGAGCATCAGTTAAAACAAAGGAATTGTTTGATGATTCTGTAATGCTCAACAATGACAACAATTCTAAAAGAAGAATCACTGAATTGTGCATGCAGAAGCACAAGATGGTTGTAAATCCCATTGTTGATTGGAAAGAGGAAGATATATGGAACTACATAGACCAAGAGAATATATGTGTTAATAAATTGTACCAATGCGGATATAAAAGAGTTGGATGCATCGGTTGTCCGATGGCAGGCAGAAAAGGAAAATTAAAGGAATTTTACGATTTTCCAACATTCAAGCTAAATTATATCAGAGCATTTGACAGGATGTTAGAAGTAAGAAAAGCAAAGAATCTCCCTACACAGTGGGAATCTGGAGAAGAAGTATTCCTGTGGTGGATAGAAGATAAGAATGTTGCAGGGCAAAGAGAATTTAAGGTAGCAGAAAACGGACAACTTATGTGGTAAAGGAGAAAGAATATGGACGTTATCAAACAAATAGATTACATGATCGCTTGCCTAGAGATGGTAAAAGAAGAAATCAATTACAAAAAAAGATGGGAAATGAAAATAAAAATGAGAGAGGATAACGACTGGAACTGGTATAAGATACACAGGACACCAAACAATGCACTTATCAAAGAAAATCTTAGAAATGTTGGAAGAACAGGATTCAAGCTTGCGAAAGATTTAGAGGTGGGAGAATGAAAATATATTCAAGTCGAGCTGATAAAAATGTGGACTGTATCAGAACAAGCATGAGAACAGAAAAATACAATAGTCTGCACGTAACATTAAATTTTAAGCGAAATTTTGAAGAACAACTCAGTGTTGGAGAAGAAACAGGCAGTGAAGTGAGGATAAACTTTACTGATACTTGCGAACTTGACAATTTTATTATGGCACTGACACAACTAAAAGAAATGACAAAAGGTTACTATGGGAAATGGGATGTTGAAAAGGGAAAAGGAGAACGACTATGACAATAGCGGAGCAGGTGGCACACGACTTTTTAGAGAACATAGAAAAGATGATCACGGCAAATAAACTAGATGTTGGAGTATTAGATACGAAAATTTCTTATCAATCTTGCGAAGAAGCAATGATGAGCGTGACTGATACAAAAACAGGTTCTATTATTGCAACAATGAGATTGAATGTAAATACAAACAAATTAAAAAGAGAAATGCAGGAAAAAGAATTAGAAAACTATTGTCGTAAAAGAATCTGCCCTATTTGCATTTTTAAAGGGCAAGAACCGTGCATAATGAGAAAAATTAAATATGGAACAGCTACGAACGAAGAAGTAGAGGAAAGCTATAGAAAGGCGTTAGGTGATAAAAAATGACAAGAGAACAGATGATAGATGTGTTAGAAGATTACTGCAACAAAAATATATGTGTTTCATGTAAACTTCGTCATGCATGTGAAAGTAAAAAGGATTTTCCTGATATGATTGACGAAGAAATGGAAGGTTATGTGAGTTACATTAAAGAAAAAAACACAGATGTAGAATCACAAAATGAGTGTGAATTGGAGGAAAAGAAAATGGAGCAGGTAAAAGTTTTGAAAGAAGTAACAAGAATTATTTATCCTAACAGGATGGAAGAAGTAATCCCGATAAAAGAATTTGTGAAAAATATTACAGATAAAGGATATAAAGTAATGATTAAAAGAGAAAATGCTATGTATGACGTTGTTATTTATGAAGAAGAGGAGCTGAAAGAATAGCTAGTCAGTCTATGGTTGAATAAAGGAGATTCAAATAAATGAAAACAGCTAAACTTTTAGAATTTAAGGGAGTCGATAAATGGAAATGTGTAAAATGCGGAAAGGATTCTACAGAAGATAAATATATGCGTAAAATCGTTTTTGAAAATAACGACGATAAAAGCCGTATAGTTCAGTTAAGCACAACAGTATGTCAAGACTGTCTAAACAATATGCTTGATCTTATTGGAAACTACTTAAATTCTGGTGGAAGGATACCATGGTGAGATTATGAACAAACGTCAGGCGAAAAAGAAGAGGGACAAGCTAATAATAGCAAGACTTAAGAAAAGGAACGACAAGAAAATTTGGGGGATGTTAAAGAAAAATTTCGGCAACTGCGAAAAATTAAGATCACTAACTATTTATAATCAACGTAAAAAAAACAGAAGCTATTACACTGAAAAATGGGAGGAAGAAAATTTGTACGAGGAGTGTAGAAATTGCAGACATAAATATTCTGCACTCGAATGTGAATTATGTGTAGATTTTGATATGTATGAAGGAACTATTTACGGAAAGTAAAAGGAAGGAGGTTTATATGGCTAAAAAATTCTACTCATGGGCGAAAGAAAAATACAGCAATAATTACAGCGAGGCTTTTGAAACAATAGAGGAATGCATTAAAGAAGCGAAAAATATGGGATGTGAAGTAGATACAGTTATCTGGATTGGAAGAGTAGAAGAAGTGGATATAAGACGAGTATGCCTAACAAGCATACTGGAAGATTTACACAATGCTGTATGTGATGATGTAGGAGAAGTTGCCGAAGATTGGTACATAGAAGATATAGATAACAAAGAAGCTTATGAAAAGTGCGAAAATGCTATAAACGATCTGGTTGTTAAATACATTGAAGAAAACGGTATGGAACCGACGTTTGCAAATGTTGTAGATTCAGAACCGTATGCTATTAAGTAGGAGGTGTATTTAGCGAAAAAGAAAATATTCTATGTATGTGAAGAGTGCGGACTAAAATACGAAGATAAAGAAGGAGCATTAAAGTGTGAAAATGGACACCCGAAGAAATTAGAGATTATAAAAAAGAGGTATTGGCCGGGTGAATCAGTACCAAAATATCTTGAAATTCAAACGGAAACAGGTGAAACGTTTATATATTCCAGAAAGATTAGGGGGAAATCAACACATGACAACAGTAGAAAAGATTAATTATATGATCGCATGCTTACAGATAGCTAAAGAAGAAGCTGAATATCTGGAACATTATAAAGAACGAGAGCAAAAAGTTTCAGAAGATCACGACAAATGGTGGTCTTGGTACTGTAAAAATAGAGTGCCAAACAAAGCATTGATCAAAGACAACCTAAGAAACGCAGCACGAACAGGATTTGTTGTTGCAAAAATGGTAGAAAAGAATGGTAACTAGGGAAGAAAAGAAAGGAAATAAGAAGATGATCAGAAAAAAAGTAGGAACAAACTTCTTACATACAGACACAGGCAGTGATTTTAATATCATCGAACATCTTTCAAAAGATGGATACGACGTTGATTATGAAGTGATCAACTGTGAAGGTGGTAAGAAAAAGATTTGTGCCACAATTTATGAGAAAATCGAGGTGGAAAATGAACGATAAATTAAGTGTAACGAATTACAAAGTAAGTAAAATAAAAGTTCTTTATGCAAAAATTAACGAAAGAACTATACATAATCAAAGATATTTTGAAATTTTGTATAAAGAAGTTGGCAAAGATTACGAATGTGTAGGGTATGGATCATTTTATTTAAGCACGGTACAGGAATGGCTTGAAATGTATTTTGAAATTGTAGGCGAAGAACAGGAGATGAGAACCAAAATGACAGGTAATGAATATCAGAAACTAGCAATGAGAACGAATGACGGTAAATGCACGGATAGACTTTGCGGATTAATTGAAAGAATTGAAGATTATAACTCTGGTACAAGAATTGGCAAACACGTAGAAGAAATAGATGTTGGTGGTGTAATTAATGGTCTGTTTGGTTTGTCAGGAGAGGTTGGAGAATTAACAGACATGGTCAAGAAGTGGATTTTTCATAACAAGTCATTTGATGTTACACATGCACAGAAAGAGCTAGGAGACGTGATGTGGTATATTGCTATGACTTGTGAATCGTTCGGATGGAGTCTGGATGAGATCATGCAGATGAACATTGACAAGCTAAAGAAAAGATACCCTGATGGATTTGATACAGAGAGAGCTAACAACAGAAGTCCTGAGGATGTGTAGAATGTATCTGTATAGTGGTATGGAAGTTGCTTCGTGTGTGTTGGAGTTTAGCAACAAATATAAATACGGAATCACTAATTTGATGCTGCAAAATATTCTGTATTACATCCAACTTAATTTTCTAAAGAAATATCACGAGCCAATTTTCTCTGATGATATTCTTGCATTGAGATTCGGACCGTGTGTTCAAGATGTATACGATAGATTCAATGTATTTACTAGATTTCCTATATATTGTCCAGATATTGAGTCTTGCATAGATGATATTGAAGTTCGTATATTAATTCATCAGGTTGTGAATGCATGTACGTTTCTGGAAGATTGGCAATTGGCAGAAAGAGCGCAGAAAAAAGGCGGACCATGGCATCAAACTTTTTGGAATAGAAGAAAAGTTGTTCCAAAAGTTATTCCTATTGAAGTGATGAAAAAATATGTAGAAGAAAAGGGGTGATCTTATGTTTGAAGCAGCAGCGTTTATTATTGGACTTTTAATCGGATTCATTCTATGTGCGGTAATGTATACAGCAAAGCACATAAACGATATAGAAGTTCCAATAAAACAATATATGGACATGACAAATCTGCTGTATCATACACCGGTCATGTATCGGTGGTACAGTCTTAAAGGAAAATGACAGCCAATCTTTAGCACTTGCAAACACCGTAAGAGTTTGGGAACAACCAGAAGATATTAATAAGATTGAATCTAAAAAAGAAATAGAGGATATTATCAAAGAAATTTTAGATAAAGAACCGAAACATCCTAAGGCAACAGGTTATCTAAGAATGAAAGAGGAACGTTATCATGAATAGTAAATACTTTAACAACAGACAAGTACCTGCACAACAACGCAGGGTTAAGAATCGCAGGGATGCAGACAAACTAATACATAGCAGTTACACAGCTTTTCTTTTGCTAGGAATCATGGCATTAAGGACTAAATTTGACTTTGGTAGTGCAAGGATAGAACGTTGGATTGATGAAATCAACGATCTAAAAGAAAGTTACGAAAAAGGTTATATAAGTGTTCAGGACCTACAGCAAACGATCAAGGAAGAAACAGGAATTGAAATAAAATTTTAATACGTTTGTTATTCTGTGAAATATATTTGTATGCAATACATAGAAGGAGCAGAAATAAAATGATTGATATAGGAAAAAACATAAAGGAAATTAGAATTAGAAGAGGATTATCGCAAAGAGAGTTAGGAAAACGTCTTGGTGTATCGGCACAAGCAATTTCACTCTACGAAAAAAACGCAAGAAGATTGACATTAACAAAGATAGATGAGATTGCGGAAGCTTTAAACTGTGGACGATTTGATATATTTAAAAGTGTTATAGATCCATCTAATATAAAACTTAACGATGAACTTATTAATAATGCATTAGAATCATGTAAAGCGCTTGCGAGCACAGCGACAGATGCAGTTATAATAGCGGCGTTGTTACAACTTATATCGTATAGAGCTACTGGTCTAGCACCTGATCAAGTGGATGAGATGAAAGATGAGCTCGATTATTATAAAGATGAATACAATGATATTCAGGCAAGATATGATAAGTTATTTCATCATATGGAGGAATTAGGATGTCAGATATAGAAGATGCTTTAAGGAACATACTTTACAACCAACCGCCAATAAGGTTTGCATTGGAAGAACTTCTTGAATATAAAGAAACAGGATTAACGCCGGATTAAATAAAGTACGCAAGAGAATTAATGAAATTAGAACTAGAGAGGAGAAAAACGAAAATGTTTGAAGTGAAAGTTAATACTGAGACAATTAAGCATGTCATGGATGCTTGCAAAACTGAGAAAACATTAAACCAACACGGAGTTGTGATCTATAACTGCCTGAAAGAACTTTTAGAGTACAGAGAAACGGAATTGACACCAGATCAGATTAATGAGATGAAAAAAAAGCGCAAAGAAATTGAACTTATGCAAATTGAATATGATAATATTTGCGAGAAATACGACAAACTATACGGAAAGGAGCAAATGTGATGTATCAGCAAGAAAAAGAAACACGATTAGATATTGATGATGTCAGAAACGCACTAGAAGCTTATGAAGCTAATATTGTAACACCATTGGACAGCATTATAGTGAAAGCATTAAAAGAGCTTATAGAGTACAAAGATATAGGACTAATACCGCAGGCAATAAAAGATATGGATAAGATGTATCTTGAAAAGTGCCAAGAAGTCAATTCTTTAGTAGCAGCATGTGAAAAATTAGAAGGGAGAAAACAATATGAGAGCAAGTGATTGTCCGTGTTTAGGATGCACGCCGGAGACAGGCAGACATTCAGAGTGTCACTCAAGTTGTGCCGGATATAAAAGCTTCTTGGATAAATATAAGAAAGAGAAGAAGAAAGAAAAAGAAATGAATATGAGTTATTATTCAGAAGAAAAAGCAAAAAATGTAAAAAAAAATCTTTTAAGAGCGAAAAGAGGTAGGAAGTAATGAAAAGAGAAGATTTTGTAGCAATGATTCCTGAAAATGATAAATATGTTGGTAGTAACATATATTTAAATGGGAAGAATGCAGGATTCGAGGAGTGCTTACAAATGATAAAAGAAAATATGGATAATTTGAAGTGTGCAAACTGCAAATGTTTTTCTAAAAATAAAAATGCAAAAGATGGAACTTGTCAGAAATGGAAAGCACGATGTGGTGGTCAGCGTGTTAATTCAGAAGATTTTTGTTCTGATTTCGAGAAGAAAATTGACAAGGATTGATTGATGAATTATAATTAATATATCTTTAATTTATTCCGAAGTGAAAAATAAACAGTAACTTTAGAAGTTTGGGCACGATCATTTGGCTAGGTCGTGCCTTTTTCATATCAATGATAAATAAGTACGGAGGAATGAATATGATAAATGAAATTATTGGAAGATTAGGCAAAGAAAATCTTGAAAGAATAGCTGTTGAAAATCATGTGGCAATTAAAAACGCAGTTTATGTTTTACTGGATGTAGGTATGCAGTATAAAATAATGACTGCAGAAGAGTTTTCGAAAAATCAAGAATACAAAGAAATTGACTATTTTTCTCAGATAATCAATACAAATAAGTCTGTTGATAATAAGAAATGGCAAGCATATATAATGTTTAAAAAGAAGATGTATCATCTTGGAATGTATGATAAAAAAGAGGATGCTGCAAAAGCAAGAAAAGAAGCAGAAGACAAGTATTTTAACGCATTTCTTGATGAATATAACAAAAACATGAATAACATTGACTAAATTAAGAAAACATAGTAATATAATAGTACAAACAACCACAATATATATTCCAAGGGCGTAAAAGGATCAGAGATTTTTTCTCTGGTCCTTTTTCCTGTAAATAAAATTATCTTTTTGCTACCATAAAAATAAGGAGGGCAGAAAGAATGGTACATACAGCGTTTGATGTAATGAAAGAATATATGATCACAGGTGCGGAACTGGACGGGAAATATCAATTTCCGGTTATACCGGCAGCATTTTATGAACCGGGGGATACGATAGATTTTGCAGACAGTTTTAAGCGGTCGATCAAGAACCATCGAGAATTGAACGTTAATTTTTATATACATGATAATGCGTTTGAAAGAGTGTATGCTAATCCTGATAGATACTTAGATCACTTAAGATGCTTTCACAGCGTGTGTGGATTAGACTACAGCATAGCTTCTGGCGAACAAGGAATGCCATTTGCAATGCAAATCTGGAACAAGTATAGAAATCATGCACTAACATATTACCTTGCCTTAAATGGCGTAAAAATGATTCCAAATATCAGTATACTATCAGAGGATTGTTGGGACTGGTGTTTTGATGGATATACCATAGGCAGCAATGTTGCGTGCAGCACAAACGGTAGAATGAAATCCAAGGCATCAAGGATTGATTTTTGCAACGGGTTCTATGAGATGTGCCGAAGATTACAGCCTAACAAGGTTATTATCGTTGGAAGGCTGCCAAAAGAACTAAAGTCAGAAGTTCCGATCATAAATTTAAAAAGCAGAAATCAGTTAATGGAAGAAAGGTTGGGTAGAAATAATGGGAACATCAACACAATACACGAGTGTCAGGAAGAAGAACGAACGCAGCAAACAGAAGCAGAGAAGACAGCGGTTGAATGGACTGGTTCAGAACAGAAGCCAAAGAAGGCAAAAAAATAAAGACGATTCATTAAATGTTTTGTGATTAGCAAAATAGCTAACACCGATTTTAACGGCGTAGAATATTTTGTGCAAATTTCACAAACAAAAATTTTCGTCTCATGGGCAACTTTTCCCACCCACTTTTTGGCCCAGATTTTGGGTGGATTTTTCCAGTTGGAAAAATTTAGAATCCAAAAATTTTTAGATTTTTTTGGAATTTTTTTTCAATTTTAAATACAAGTAAAAATTTGGAAACTGCTCTTGAATGGGCAGAAAACCAGAATTTTTTGTATACTTCCAATTTTTTTACTATTGGACATGTTGCACAAAATCAAACTAGATCCGGCAACGTTTAAAAAATTGTATAATAAACGCAAGTATACAATTATATATTAGCACGAATTTTGCAATAGTTCAATAAAAAAAGACGGTGCGCACCGTCTTTTTTAGTTTCTTCTATTATATGTTGTTTTTTCGTTCAAGCTTTTCTTGTATTGCTTCCCAGATGAAACCGTTAAGGCTTTGCGAACCGATTTCATTTTTTATTCGTTCCTTTTCTCCTTTTGGTATGCATAAGCTAATACGATCATACGCCTTTAAATTATACTTATTATTTGCGACTGTTCGCGCATTTCTACCGTCTTTTCTTGGTGGGCGTGGCATTTTATCAACTCCTTTTCTTTTTTTCTTCTTATTATAACATTTTATTAATCATTGCACAACTATATAAATTGCACAATAAAAGCATACTTACACAATGGTATTTTTGTAATGTTTTACATATTGAATTATGTACTTACACAATGATATAATAACATCAAGTTAAAGGTACAGAACACAAATGATTAGGAGGTACAACGATATGAAATATTTTACAGCAAAAAATCTTGAGGAACTAAGAAAAGAATATAAAAAGTTAATGGTTAAAAATCACCCTGACAACGGCGGAGACGTTGCAGCATGTCAGGAGATCACGGCAGAGTATAAGAAACTGTTTGACATGTTCAAGGCAGGGCAGACACCAGACGAAGAGCAGAAAAATAAATACGACTACAAAACAGACGAAGCACTAAGAAACGTTATTAATAATATAGTTTCTTTCGATGGTGTCAACATTGAGGTTGTCGGCTCTTGGATTTGGGTAGATGGTAACACATTTACATATAAAGAAGAGTTGAAAAAACTCGGTTTTAAATGGTCAAAGAATCGCAAAAAGTGGCATTTTAGCACGGAACCATCTGGGAAATGGCATAAAAAGAAAATGTCTTTCGAGGACATACAGAAAAAATATGGAAGTGAAAAAGTTAAAACTTGCGCGTCTGCAAGAATCGCATAAATAGAAAGAAGGTATAAAAATGAATAAGAAATCATTAAGGAAATTAGAAAATGACTTAGGGGTAGCAGTAGAAACAAAAAAATACACGTATGGTGGAAATGTGTATTTTATAGGATTTGATAATTCTGAAGAATATTACAAAAATCATAAATACGTTTATGATTTTGCAAAACGTCACAAAATGCACTTAGAAAGAAACTGTTACGCGTGGAGCTTTTCGCTAGAGGATAAAAAGAGTAGAGAAACAAGACTAAAAAAATGTGAAAAAATTAATTTTTTAAATCATATTTTCGAAAAAGTTTATCACCAAACAAAAAATGGAGACAAAGCAAAACAGGCACAAATAAATTTTGTGAACGATCATGAAGAATATAAAGAGGCATTCGAAGCTTTTTACTCATAATATGGAGGGAACAAAAATGAAAAATTATAAACTAGAAAAAATAAAAGAAGAACTTGCAGGAAATCTTGCAAGAGATCAAGAACTTTTACGACTTTGGGAAGCTGTAGAGTATAAGACAAAAAAGAACGGGCAGCCGTTTAAACTAGTTTCAAAAAGCTTTGAAAATACAACGTACAGGAAAGCGAGTTACGGAAACTACTACATATTGGAAGTTTCTTCCAGTAGTAGCGATCTTGGATATATTAACGACTGGGTACGATTAGAAGATTACAGAACGAACGAAAAAATAACAGATACAGAAAAAATCAAAGAAATGATTGAAAAGAAAAAGCAGTATTTTAGAAATGAGATTATGAAAACGAATGATCGTATAAATAGATTAGATAATGCATTTATAGAATTTGAAACGGCGTATACAAAAGCGCTTGGACAACTTGCATATGATCTTGGTTGTACGGAAAAATTCGATAGCTTGTTTTATAGAATTACAAAAATTGTAACTGACAATTAAAAAAAGATCTGGGATAGCTTACATGTTCCCAGATCTTTTTTTTATTGTTATCTCGTAATCATATCCCATAATAGATAAAAAATTTTTTAGATCGCTTAAAGAAATCTTTTTGTTATTAAATTTATTATTCAGCTGCTGCGGCGTGGAAAGTCCTAGAAGTTTAGAAGCTTCTAGCATTGTAAGACCGTTCTTTTTTAGCAGTTCTTTATAGATTTCTTTTAGTTGCTTGTTATCTTCATAAGAGAAATTTATACTATAGTCCATTTTGCACCTCGATTCTATTATTTTTAAACTATTATAATTTAAAAATGACAGAAAGTCAAACGAAAAAAGTTTATTTTAATATTGACATATAAATAAAAATCGTTTATAATTCAGATAAAGATAAACGAAAAACATTTATAAAAAGGAGTGCTATTATGAAATATTTTAAAAATTGCAAAACATTAAAAGAATTAAAAGATACTTACAAAAAATTACTGAAAGAGAACCACCCGGACAACGGCGGCGATTTGGAAATCATGAAAGAGATCAACGTACAGTTTGATTCGGCTTTTCCAATCTTTAGAGATCAGGCAGTAAAAGAAGCAGCAGAGCCGGAAGAAGTAAAAAAAGAAACTGCTGGAAGCGTAAGACGTAATTTCTATACTGCTTTTGGTTGGGAGGGCTCAAGATATGATTCAAGTTTGACATTAAAAGAGATCGCGAAAATTGTACGCGGATATGTAAAAAAGAAATATCCAACTTGTAAATTTAGCGTTAGAACTTCATACGGCAGCATGTGTCAATCTCTAACAGTTAAATTATTAGAGTTTCCACAACAAATGTTTATGACAGCCGAAGAACTAAAGAAAATTTGGTATACACCTTTTTCATACGTGGATAGTGAAGGTAAGACAATAACAACTACTGTTTTAAATGACACAATTCAAAACTTATATAATAAATTCAGAGCGAATTATATTATGTCAGACGACGATTTTACACAGGAGGAATTTTTGAAATGCTACACAGAAACAGTATTTGAAAAAGGACAATTCTTTTACGGTGTTCAAACAGAATACTTTAAAAGCGTTGTCGATGATGTAAACGCCTTTATTGCTTCTTATAACTACGATGATTCCGACAGTATGATTGATTATTTTAGTTGTAATTTTTACGACGGTAAAGTAAGTTACAATGATTGTAAATTTGTTTCAAAAACTGCGAGAATTAAAAACAAAAAAGCAACGCCGGCAGCAAAGGCAAAGAAAAAACAGGATAAAAAAGAGCAGGAAGCAAAACAGATCGAAAAAGTAACAGAAGTTACATACAAGATCACAAAGGGCGAAGACACGCGCGACATGTCCGAGTTGTGGGTGGTAAGAATCAATGAAAACTTAAATAAACAAGATTATGTTGAGCAGAATAAAAAAATGCGTGATCTTGGCGGCTATTACAGTAAATTTAAGCATGGATTTATTTTTAGATATGATCCAAGCGAAAAATTAGCATAGGAGGGCGAAAAAATGAAAATATGTGAGATGTGCAATGTACTTTTTAATATGTCACTCGGATTGGACTACGCAGACGGCGCAGACAGCAACAAAGAAGAACTTGACATATTGGAAACGGAAATAAAAGAAATTAAAGATAAGGATAAATCTTTGTACTATGTATTAGAAAGCATAGTAGAACAAAACAAAGATTTTAAAAATTTGCCAGTTAACAGCGACGGAGGTTTTACGAGATGAAAAAAATAGATTTATTAATTGTTATAAGTAGTTTTATAATTGCAGGAATCATTTTTACAGCGATCCCGGGGGCGTTTATCCTTGGATATTTAGAAATGGTACTTGGCGCAGCATATTTAATAAGTAAATAATTAGAAGCAATAAGAATTTTTGCATATAACCGCGGAATATAATCCGCGGTTATATATCTTTTTAAAGATTATTTTTTGTTGACTAGATCGAGAAAAATAAGAATAAAAATCTGAAAGAAGTTCTTTGCGGAGCTTTTTTTTGTGCGACTTTTTAAACGTCACGACGTTTTTTGAGTCTTGAAATTATAAAGATTTTATAAATTTTTATTGATTATCTAAAGTTGAAATATAACGGTGCCGGCGGTGTCTAGTCTACGTGTTTTGGCCAATAAGAGTGTTTTATATGGCTGTATAAGCGACGGAAACGCCGTATATTAGTCTTTAAATTTACGCTTGCAATAAAATTATCTTTAGTTCAGGATATTAATTACAGGGTATTATATAAGCCCTTATGAATATTTAAGATTATTATTTAATGCTTTAGAGTGATAAAGTAAAAGGTGGTGAGAACATGAAGGATTTAGAGGTTTATGAGAATGAGATTGATATATACGCAGATGATTATATTAAATCTTTAGCTAACGAAGATGATATATATAAAGTGTCTACGTTTAAGGGGATGCTTAAGCATATATTTAAACATGTATTTAAAGCTAAGAAGAGTGAGAAAACATTGTATCAATTAAAGACTAACATTGATACTAGCGACATAGATACGATCAATGAGATATGGGATATATATACAACACTCTGTTATAAATATAATCATAATCCTTCATTACTTGGGTTCTCTTTGCTGACTGGGATCAATGACGACACGTTCAATAGTTGGCGTACTGGTGAGGTTCGGGCAAGCTCTGGACATTCCGCCGCTGTCAAAAGATGGAAAAAAGAATGTGAGTTAGCATTGGCAGATCGCACAAGTGAACAAAACTCAGTAGGTTCAATGTTCCTTCTCAAAAGCTGCTACGGGTACAGCGAACAGCAAACAGTTAACATCATTGACCAGACGGGACTGCCAAAAGAAAGCAGGGCAGAGATCGCAAAGAAGTATGCAGAGCATCAACAACTACCACAGAAACCAAATCTATAAGCATAATATATATATCATAAAAGCATTATGCACAATAAGACAATAATAATAATATATATAGTTGTGCAGTATCACAATAGATATATAGTGATCTATAACTTAAACCATTATTTAACGTATAGATTGATCGTGTGGTGTAAAGATATATGCAGACTACACAATAAATCTTGTTTGTTTTGTGCATGTTGTACAGAGCAAGGGGAATGACAGAAAAGACGGGGTACCCCTCACAGGAGACCGCCCACGCCGCCGGAGTTAGTGCCAAAAATTCCCCAAAAAACAAAAGAGCCTTTTTAGGCATACAAAGAAATTAATATATAACTCATAACACACAGAGAGGATATACAAGAATGATTGAACATCAAAACTATTACAATCCCGGAAAGTATGAAGCAAAAGATGTGATTAGAGACTGGGATTTAAATTTCAACTTAGGTAATGCAGTAAAGTATATATGCAGAGCAGGTAAGAAAGACCCAAACAAACTTGTTGAGGACTTAGAGAAAGCAGCAACGTATATCAACTTTGAACTTGAGTATTTAAAAAATAAGTCAGGAGCAGTGAAACGATGAGATATTTATATAACATGTTTGTAGTTGGTGTTTCAGTGTATGCAGCAGTAACATTTGGAACTGGTTGGTTGTTTTTGTTGATGTTATTAATTTTAGGAGTTGAGTAGATGATCACAAAAGCTATTGTTACACTCTGCAATGTTGTATATGCATTGATCATCAGATGGTTTATGAAAGCAGCAAAAACAAATGATAAAGCAACGATCGTAGGTTTTTCATCCATGATTCTCTTATATGCGTTAAACATTGTTGTGATATGGTGGTGCTAAATGAAAAAAGTTAAAGTCAGTTTCGTTGATGGAAGAGAAGAATATTTTGATATAGATCGTGATACACATTATTCAGACGATATGTTCTGGTATTCCAAAGATGATGATATGTTTTGTATAAAACGTTCAGCAAGAGATAAGGTCTTACTTCCTAGAGAATTTGTAAGATACATATGTATTGCAGATTAATAAATAAACTGTCGAGAGAATCTCGGTAGTTGGGACTGTTAACTCAGTTGGTTAGAGTATCCACCTCATAAGTGGAAGGCCACAGGTTCGAATCCTGTACGGTCCATTGAGTGATGCTAACAGCAAATTTTAATGTATTCTAAAATGTTTTTGAAGGTTAATGCACAAGCATCATGTTCTTAGGGACTCATACAGCAAATAAAAAGTACAATGCAACAAAAAAACAAGCCATGACGTATAGCATACTTCACGAGTCCTGATTATGAAAGAGAGGGAAATATGAATTTTGCACAAGCAGTGGAAAGAGAAACAAAGTTCACAAAGACAGAGAATGGAGCAGTTGCTTTGAATACTACGGGCAATGCATGTCTTGATTTGTATTCAACAATTGGAAGTCTTAGAGATGCAGAACTATCAAGAGTTCTATCCTTGTTTGACGAAGCGTACAAAGAAAATCCGTTACTTGCTACAAAAATCGTATTTTATGCAAGAGATGTGAGAGGTGGATTAGGAGAAAGAAAAGTTTTCCGTGATCTGATTCATCATATGGCTTGCGTATACCCTGAAAGTATTAAAAATAACATTTACTGGATTCCTGAATATGGGCGTTACGATGATTGGTACGCATTGGTCGATACGCCTTTAGAACAGGATATGTGGACTCATATGAAATCACAGATGGTTGAAGATTTCAAAGACTACAACAATGGAAAACCAATATCATTATTGGCTAAATGGTTAAAGACCGCGGATGCAAGCTCTAAGAAAACAAGGGAGCTTGGAATTAAGACAGCACTTGGTTTTGGTATATCTGTTCGAAATTATAAAAGGATTGTCCGTAATCTTAGAAAATACTTAAAGATCACGGAAACATATATGTCTGCGAACAAATGGAACGAGATATCTTATCCATCAGTTCCTAGTAGATGTATGTTGAACAACCAATATGCTTTTTATCGTCATGATGCAGAAAGATTCCAACAGTACAAGGAAGATGTGTCAAACGGAAGGCAAAAGATCAATTCAAGTACACTGTATCCATATGATTTGATCAATGAAATTGATTCACCATACGAGATCGATCATGCCATTGCAGAAGCACAGTGGAAGAATCTTCCGAACTATGTAGAGCCGGGACGAAACGTATTAGTTATGGCTGATGTATCAGGTTCTATGAATGGAAGACCTATGCAAACTTCTGTAGGTCTTGCAATATACTTTGCAGAAAGAAATATTGGTCCATATCATAATCTTTTTATGACATTTAGCGGTGACCCTGAATTTGTATCGCTAAAAGGAAACACATTATATGAGAAATATAGCAACGCAATATCTGCGGAATGGGGATTCAATACAGATCTGAAAAAAGCATTTGATAAGATTTTGAAAGTTGCGATTGATAATCATATAGATCAGGAAGAAATGCCAGAAGCACTTGTTGTTATTTCTGATATGGAAATTGATCAGTGCACAAATGATAGTTGGACGTTTTATGATCAGATGGCTGATGAATTTAAAAAACATGGTTATGAGATTCCTAACATTGTGTTCTGGAATGTTCAAAGTAGAAATAATGTTTTTCATGCTGACAGCAACCGAAAAGGTGTTCAGTTATGTTCTGGGCAGTCAGCATCAACATTTCAAAATGTCATTTCCGCAATTGGTCTTACGCCAATAGAAGCAATGGAAATGGTAATAAATTCAGAAAGATACGATAACATTTCGATTACCTCCAAATAAGTTGTGGTATATAGCTCAATTGGATAGAGCGCAACACTACGAATGTTGAGGATGCCAGTTCAAGTCTGGCTATACCATTTGTTCGCAATAGCGAACATAAAGTCCTTACTTTCTTAAAATTATTTTAGTACGTATGTGAAATTCAAGCCAATGTTGCTGTTGACCGTTATAGCCGGGATGGATTTCTTTTTTTCATGAAAAACTTTTTCACCCCAACTGGTGAAAAGAGATGTTCGCCTTTAAGTAGGCAAAGATTTCACTCCTTACAATGTTTTTATTTTGTTTGCGTATCTGAATATGGTCAGTTTAGCCGGCTCAACTCCGGCATACGCATTGTTTTTTTAGAATTGACAGGGGATTATAACATTGAGTATGACAGAAATTATCAAAGAAATGAAAAATTATATGACAGAACCGATTGAGGGAATGTCGTATGCAGAAAAGGATAAAGAAGGCAATGTTTGGATTCATTGCCCGTGGTGTGGAAAGAAGCAATTTCCTGTTAACCATGATACGAAAATTAGTCATTTGCAGTATAAATGCAAATCGTCAAACTGCAAAAAAATGTTTGAAATAAATTATTAATAGTCGCAAGAGCCAAAGAGCCGGACGCTTTCAAGGGAAGGAGTCGGTTCTTTTTTTATGCAAGAAGGAAGTTTTGAGTGGTATCAATCGGTCTTTAAGTCAATATTGGACGGACAGATGGATTTATACGAAAACCAGAATGATACATACCAATTGTTGCTCAACATGAAGCAAGAATTAACATTTAACAATAAAGAGGTCATGGACTATGCAATCAAGATAAGCAAGTATGCCCATGAAATGGCTGCATATATGGCAGCAACGACAGGAATGGCGGAATATGACGATCTATACTGGAAGTTTCTGCTTTTGGAAGGTCAGCATTATCAGGTAGACAGTGGTTTGTTATATCTTGAAAAGAACAGAGTACCTTCTGAGAGGTTCTACGAACCACGTAGATCGGTTTTTATGCAACACGGGATAATTCAATCATTGCAAGATTTAATGGACGATAAATTGGACATATTTGCGTTAAGTGTTCCACCCGGTTGTGGAAAGTCAACACTGGAAGACTTTTTCTTATCTCTTGTTGGTGGTTGGTTTCCAAATTGTTTTAACTTATCTTCTGCCCATAGTAGCATTTTGACACGATCACTGTATGATGGAGTTCTTGAAATTATAAATGATCCAGTAGAATACACATGGCATGAGATTTTTCCGAATGTGCAGATGCAAGGAACAAACGCAAAAGAAACAACAGTAAACCTTGAAAGAAATGGCCGTTTCAAAACGTGGACGTTTCGATCAATTGATGGATCATTAACAGGTGCGACACGTTGTAATAAATTTCTTACCGCGGACGACTTGGTATCAGGAATTGAAGAAGCATTGAATAAAAACCGACTGGAAACACTCTGGACGAAAGTTGCAAACGATTTACGATCAAGACGATTGGACGGTTGCAAAGAGTTCTATATTGCGACACGATGGAGTGTTCATGATCCGATTGGGAAGCTACAGACACTATATGCAGGTGATCCGAGAGCAAGATTTATTGCAGTACCGGCACTAAATGAAAAAGGCGAAAGCAATTTTATGTTTACTGTAAATGGATTCTCTAAAGAGTATTTTGAAGATGCAAGAAAAGCTATGGATGATATTTCGTTTAACTGTTTATACCAACAAAAACCAGTAGAGCGTGAAGGACTATTATTACCGGCGGATGAATTAAGAAGATTTTATCTTGAAAAACATCATGTTCCTGAGGGGGTATCCGGTTATACAGTATTTCCTAAAAAAGACCCAGATGCTATCTGGGGTGTCTGTGATACAAAAGATAAGGGAACCGACTTTGAATCCCTTCCGATTGCATATCAGTTTGGAGAAGATTTTTATATACCGGATGTTGTATTTGACGATGAAACGAATTATGAAATTCTTGATAACAAGACAGCTGCAATTCTTATCAGACATCAACCACATAAGGTGCGTTTTGAATCAAACCAAGCCGGAGGAAGAATTGCAGATAATATAAGCAAAATGATCAAAGGCAAAGCAAGGACAATTATTGAACCAAAATACACAACAGCAAATAAAGAAACCAAAATTTTGGTCAATTCAGATTGGATAAAGAAGCATTGCTTATTTTTAGAACCATCAGAATACCAAGTAAAGTCTGATTATGGAAGATTCATGGAAAATGTAACTTCTTACACGACAAAGGCGAAGGTTCTGCATGATGATGGTCCTGACTCATTAGCTATGTTAGCAGAATTTGTATCAAAGCCAGAAGCACGACAAAGTTATATCAGACAAAGTCCAGTTTAGAGGTAAAAAATGACAGCGAAAGAATATTTAATGCAATTACAGTTCCTTGATAAAAAAATACATAATAAATTGTCAGAGGTATATCAGTTGAGAGCGTTAGCGACTAGTGCATCCGTAGCAATCGGTTCTGATAAAGTACAAACTTCAAAACAAAAAGATCGTATGGGAGATGCAATAGCCAATATTGTAGATAAAGAAAGAGAAGCTAATAGAGAAATCAAAAGATTTTTGATCAAGAAAAAAGAAATTATATCAGTGATCGAAACAACAGAAAATCCAAATCATTATGATCTTCTTTTTAAGAGATATGTTGAGTACAAAACATTAAGAATGATACAAAATGAAATGGGTTATTCCTTGCAGCATGTAAAAAGAATGCATAAAGAAGCATTAGATGAAATTAAGAAAATCAAAGGATTTGAAGAATAAGACTCTATGATACACAATAAGACCTTTTAGTTTAGTATACTATATAATAGATTTTAAGTAAGCATTTGTGGATGTATTTCCGCAGATGCTTTTTTATTGCGAAGAAAGAGGTGAAACGACAATGGGTTTAGAAGCAAGACTGCTTGGAAGAACAAAAATCTATACAGATGAGACAATCATTGATGAAGATAACATATTATCAGTCTTGCGAAAAGCTTATGCAAAACACTTATTTAATCGCAGACAGATGCAGTTTCTGATTGACTATGAAGGCGGACAACAGCCATTAAAACGACAAAAAATAGTAAGACCAGACATTGACATAAAGGTTAATGGAAGTGTTGCAAACTACGTCAAAGAATTTAAGATTGGCTACAATTGGAGCAGCCCTATCATGTTGGTTCAACGTGGCGACAAGGAAATGCATGACTCTGATTCAAAAACGGATGATGCAGGAATCACTTCATTAAATGAGATTCTAACAAATGGAGAAAACATCGGTTATAAAGATCAGTGTATGGCAGAGTTTATTGAAATCTGCGGTATCGGTCATAGAATGATTGATATTAAGACAGACTTTGACGATATGGAAGATGGTGAACCTGAATCTCTGGTAGATGTGTATACACTTGACTCCAGATATGCTTTTTGCGTATATAACAACGGGACAGGTCAGAAAAAAGTTTTAGGTGTTACATACAGGAAAGTTTCAGGGAAGCTGTATTTTACATGTTTTACTAAAGAATGCCGCTATGAGATTCAATCAGGTGAGATCGTTTCAGTAGAAAAGAATCCACTGAAAGATATTCCGATTATTGAGTATGAAAGAAGTTTTGACAGAACAGGATGCTTTGAAAGAAAGATTCCAGAAATTGATGCACTCAATATTTTAATGTCAGACTTTACGAATGATGTGTCACAGAGAACACAGGAAATATGGTGGGGGAACGACATTAAGTTCCCAGTAGATGACGAAGGAAATGAGATTCAACCTAAAAGCGGTCAGTGGTTAGTAACATATTCAAACGAAAATGGAAAGCCAAGTGTTCAACCACTTTCAAGCACATTTGATTCTGGCAGTACATTATCTGCTATTTCTGATTACCGCAGTAGAATCTTTCAGGATTGTAAAGTTCCTATTCAGTATGAAAGTTCTGGCAGTGGATCAACGGGAACAGCAACCGACATGAGTTCTGGATGGAGTGCAGCAGAATTGGATGCCATGAGAGAACAGCAAATGACTGAGAAGGGCAAGAGAGAAGAAATTAAATTGATCCTAAGAGCGATTCAGTTAGTTCCTTCAAAAATTCTTCCTGAAGACAGCCCAATCAGAAAAATACACAGTTCTGATATAGACTTTCATTTTAACAGAAGAAAGAATTATGACATGTCTGTTAAGGCAAACACTTTTGCTACATATGTGAGTCACGGAATCCACGGAAGACACGCATTAAAGGTAGTTGACGCGTTTGGTGATGTGGAACAAGTTTGGAACGATAGTCAGGAAATGATTGAAAAATATCAGGAATCTTTGTGGAAAACATCTGATAGTAGCAGCACTTCAACCATAGGAGATACTGGTAGCAATACATCAGAAAAGATTCAAGGCGATACATCTGATCAGACAGGAAACTCACCGATATTAGATGGATTGAATACAGACTCAAATAAGATTCAGGCATAACAGGAGAGAGAAATGTACTCAGCATTAAGTTTTGATGAATTGAATCAAATGGATATGAATACAAGGTCTATTCCGTATGAAAAGTATTTTGGAGAGATGGAACTTCCGAAAGAAGAAAAAGAGACAAGAATCAAACTGGCCGAGAATATGGAAGATGAATTTCTCTATGTCATGAGTCTTATGTTTACGTTGCAGAAATACCCAACACCAAATTGGGAAACTGCAAGACAAGAGTTTTTTGACAGATATAAGAAATCTTTGAATGGGTATGTTACACCAAATGAAAATTTTTTGGCATACATGACAGCATTATCATATGAAGTTATAGATGCTACGAAAAGGAATATTGATGATCCTTATTACTTTTCACAGGATAGAGCAAAATTTATTTCTGAGAATGAAAGCAATGTATCAAGAAGTTTTCAATACGACTTAGAAGCAATAGCACAAGGAAAAACAAAAAAACAGTGGGTTGCAATTATGGACAAGAAAACAAGGTCCACACATAGGTCCGCTGATGGAGAGATTATAGAAATAACAGAACCATTCATTGTGGGTGGTTCTTTATTAATGTACCCAAGGGATGTGTCTTTGGGCGCAAGCTCATCTGAAATCGTAGGATGCAGATGCAGTGTTAAATACATATAGTCACAGAGAAGTGACGTTAATAAAACACGGTTGCTTAGAGAAAAGCAGAAAATAAAACACAAATTTGATTGAGAGAGAACTCATAAAAACACAGGAAGGAATTTTATATGTTTTTTTATTATTTAAAAGGTAAACGTACTGGCAGCAGAGTTAGATTTGCAGATGCACCAGATGGTGGAGAAGGAGCGCAGGCCGGAAATCTTTCAGGCAATAATGGCGGTGGTTCTGGATCAACAGAAGATGAACCTAGCACAGATGAATTACTTGCTAAAATCGCACGATTAGAAGCTGAGGGATCAAAAAATAAAGCTGCATTAGATAAAGCCTTAAAGGAAAAAGGCGAGATCACAAAACAGTACAGATCAACATTAACAGCGCAGGAACAGGCAGCGTTAGAAAAGAAAGAGGCTGACGAAGCTAAAGATGCAAGAATCGCTGAGTTAGAAACAAAAATGCTGATTGGAGAATATACAGAAAGATGTATGGACCCTGAAATTGGCATGAGTAAAGATGCAGCGAAAAAATTTGCAGAGTCACTTGCCGGAAATGATATTGAATCAGCTTTTAAATGTCTTGCAGAACATATAAAAGTCACTAAATCCGATATGGAGCAGGAATTTTACAAAAACAGAAAAAATATTAACGCCGGAAATGGAAATGCAAAAGAATCACTTGCAGTTGAAAAAGCAAAGGAATTTGCGAAGAACAAAAAAGCCGGAGTTAATGCAGATATATTAAAACATTACATGTAAGAAAGGAGACGTATCATGGCAAGAGGAGATATGAAAGTAGATGTTCTTTCAGTTTCTAATGAAGTTGAAATTTTAAACAGAAAAGAATTTGAAGCAATTCCAAATACAGTAGACTTTGATGGCGTAGAAACCAAAGACGATTTAGGTAGAAAAGTTGTAAAAGCCGGTACTCCAATCGGAAAAGATGGAGCACCAATTAAAGCTACACCTTGGACTGGCGCTGTTGGAATTTTACTTCATGATGCTTATGAAACAAGACCGCAGCAGGCAGTTTTAAAGAAAGCATATGTAAATACGACAAGAGCACAGAAAAGTTCTGGATTAACATATGATCTTGCATTAGTTACAGAGTTAGAAAAGTCTGGATGCAGAATCGTATTAGAAGAACCAGAAGTCTTAGCATAAGACAAATACCGGTTATTAGAAAAGATAGATAATCACTAACCCTCAATAGTTACAGGGTAGAAAGGAGAACAATATGTTATTAACAGACGTTTTTTCAGCGGAAGCAGTAGCATCCGTTAGAACTTCTGATGTAAGTAATTCCATGGCATATGCCGGACTTGCTTTTTTCCCAAATAAAAAGAAAACTGGAATTGACCTGAAATGGATCAAAACACATAAAGGTCTTGGAGTTGCATTAAAACCATCTGCATTTGATGGTATGGCAACAATCCGTGCAAGAAAAGGATTCAAAGTGACAAATGAAGAAATGCCACTTTTCCGTGAATCTATGGTTGTAAAAGAACAGGATTTAGCAGAGATCACAAGAGCTCAGGAATCCAATGATCCATACCTTAATGAAGTTTTATCTCATATCTATGATGATACAAACGAGTTAATTGATGGTGCTGATATTGCAGCCGAACGCATGAGAATGCAGTTACTTGCACCAGTAGGCGGAGATATGAAAATTGTAATCGGTACAGCTGATAATGTAGCTTACAATTACAGTTATGATCCGAACGGCGATTGGAAAGCAAAACATTATGCATCTTTAGAAGGGACAAGCACATGGGATAAAGCGGATACATCCAAACCATTAAACGATATTCAGAAGGGTATTGATTACCTGACAGATATCGGTGTCTCACCTATGTATGCAATGATGACTTCAAAAACATTTAACTATCTGATTGAAAACTCTCAGATCAAAAATGCCATTATTACAATTTCTGGAAGAACAATTGATTTTGTATCTAAACAAGTTGTAAAAGAAGTGTTCCAGTCTCAGACAGGACTTATCCCAATTTTATACGATAAGAAGTTTGAGGACTATGACGGTAAAGATAAGAGCTTCTATCCTGATGATTATGTAACAATCATCGGTGAAGGACAGCTTGGTAATACATGGTATGGAGTGACACCAGAGGAAAGAACATTACTTGGTGATCCTAGTGTAGATGTAAGTGTCCTTGATGATACAGGAGTTGCAATTGCTGTTAAATCTGAATACGGACCACCAGTATCTTATTCAACTACTGCTTCTCAGATTGTTCTCCCATCTTTTGAAGGCATGGACAGCATTTATGTTATGAAAGTAAAATAGGAGGAGTTGTATGATTTACGATCATGTAGTAAATAAAAATGGTGTGTATTATGCAGCTGGTGATGAGGTTCCGGAGGATAATGTTTCCACGGAACCTTCTGTAGAAGAACAGGAAGTTCCTGTAAAAAGTGAAGAATCTACAGAAGAACCAGAAAAACCAAAAAGAGGAAGATCGCCGAAAAAATAAAATGAGGTAAAAGAAATGACAGAGGAAATATTGAATGAATTAATTGAATATGCCGGAGATGATTATGAAGCAAATCAACAGTCATTTCTAAACTCATTGATTGAAGATGCAATAGAAGAAGTGTGCTGTGCAATGTATCCCGGTGGATATGCTTCTGATAAAGAGTTTGAAAAACAGAAACAATCAGCTGTGAAACGATACAAAGGAAAAATAAAAAGGATAGCACAGTATCATTATGATAAACAAGGAAAAGAAGGCGTAGTCAGTTATTCAGAAAGCAGTACATCAGCTTCTTATGAAAATTCTGGAACACCTTCTAGTTATTTGAGAGGTATTATACCTGAATCAAAAATTATCTAAGACGGTGCGTGATGTTTGAAAAGACCTCCTATTATACATCGCAGGGAGTGCTTAAGAAGGTGGTGGGGAAAGCACATTTTATGGAGGTTATATTAAATTGGAAATAAACAGGACTTTTCTATTTTGCGAAGTCCTGTTTTTTATGCCAGAAGGGAGTCTTCATTGGATAGCGAACACTTTGTTGAAACAAATACATTCGATGAGTTCAAAAGAAGAATTGAAGATGAAGATCATCGACAAAACAGACGAATAGAAGAGCTAGAAAAATTGGCAGAAGAAATACACACGCTTGCTAAAACATCGGCAGTTATGTGTGAAAAATTAATAAACATGAATGATAAGCTTGATACAGTAAACAAAGATGTTGAATCACTGAAATCAAAAGATGGTGAAACATGGCGAAAAGTTATATGGACAGTTATTGCTGCAATCTTAGGTATCGTTGTTGGATTCATATTTAAAGAAATAGGAATGTAGGTGATTGTAATATGCGATCAAGGCAAAGAGACAAGCAAAATATATGGTTTTCGAAAATTTCAGAAAATCATGATGATATAGATACTGTCATTACTTATGAAAAGCCGATTATGAAAAAAATGACTGTATCATCTACAAGTGGTACTGCGGAAGAAATATCAGCGGGTATTGTTCCGAACTATGATCGCTATATTACAAGTTATGATAGATCGTTTTGCGATTATGCAGAAGAAGGTGTCGTATGTTGGGTAGATTCAGAACCAGAATTTAATCAAGATGGGTCATTGAGAATGGAAGATGATGAAATAACGCCAGTGACAATGCCAGATTATAAGATTTTGAAAATAATTGATACAAAAAAAGGAAATATCGCAAGGTATGGAATTAGCAAAATCAAAGGAGTGTATCAATGAGAATCAATATTGAGCTGAGTCAAAAAAGTATTCAATCAGCAATAAAGCAAATTGAAAATTGCAGAGATAAGCTTATTAGAAAAAACAGAGAATTTGTAAAGCGACTCGGAGAAGTTGGTATTCCTGTTATAGATTCTAATATAGCTGTTGCGGCAGGCGATTCAGACAAAACACATGATGCTTATATCAAAATCAATTCTTTTGGAGATTATGCACAAGCAACTTTGATCGTAAGTGGTAAGGATTTACTGTTTATAGAGTTTGGTGCCGGTGTGCATTACAACGGAGCTGTTGGTAGCAGCCCTCATCCGTTGGGAGCATCAAAAGGATACACGATCGGCTCTTATGGAAAAGGCAATGGAAGTAAAGATGCTTGGTATTATTACTCTGATACGGGAGAAGTTGTAAAGTCGCACGGTACACAAGCAACAATGCCAGTGTATAAAGCCGGCGTAGAAATGCGACAGCAGATGTTAAAGATAGCAAAGGAAGTATTTTCTTCTTAGAAAGGAAAGATTCATATGCCTGATACAGTAAAGAATCCAGTGTCCGATGTATATAAGCGTTGGAGTGCAGAAGTTAAAAAGGTTGTGGGTGATGGAAATTATTCATTCGAAAGAAGTCAAACTCTTGCAGCTAACAAAAAGATGTATGCACAAATGTTTCTTATGGGTAATCCGGGGACACGTTGGGATATAGAAGGTGACGAAGTAGCTACAATCCCAAGTTTTCAAATTGATTGTTTTGCAACAGGAACAAAAAGTGTTGAAAAGGTATATCAGATTGATGATGCAAGTCACAGAGCAATGGTGTCTATGGGATTTCAACGAACATATGGACCAGAACAGCAAGATAACACAGACAACAGTATAAAGCGTGTTGTAAGTCGTTATAGCAGAATCTACACAGGTAATTTGTTGGAGTAAACATGAATCTTATCTATTCAAAGAATGAATTTAACATATATAAATCAAATGATGATGGGTACATAGTGCATAACACAAAAAAGAAATTTGCTGACGGTCATTCACACATCAGAACTTTTAATCAATCAAGATATATCGTTGAAATGGTTACACATAAAAGAGTACCTAACCATTTATCAATATATTTGCTCACAAGTCTGATAAGAATTTCTAATGATGAGATTTATCAGGAAAAGATACAGGGATTAATTGATTCAAAGAAGAATAGAGGTCAGCGATTTTATACGAACAATATGAAAAATAAATATAAGTTTCAGAGAAATAGTTAATAACAGATATTTCTGTTTAGATATTAAACCGGTCATGAAAAATCATGATCGCTAACCCTCAATAGTTACAGGGTAGAAAGGAGTTTGATTATGAGTGGTGTAGCCGGAATAAGTACAGTCGGCGTAAAAGTTGGATATGCAGTAGAAACTACAGCAGGAACAAAACCAACGAAATTTAAACAGCTTCATCGTATCAATGCCACGGATGATATTGGAATTGATACAGAGACAATTGATGCATCAGCATTAGAAGATGAAGTTGATAAAGAGATTGCAGGTAGAGGATCAACAGGTGGAACGTTTAATGTTACTGTCAACTTAACGAACGAGACAATTAAAGAATGGGAAACTTTAATCAGCGAATACAAAGCAGGAAAAGCAGCAGGAAAAGCCGTATGGTATGAGGAATATTACCCGGCACTTGATAAGGCATATTTCACAAAGATTGAGCCACCAGCACAGATACCTAAGCCGGGACTTGATCAGAATGGATTAGCAACCGTTGAAATGACATTGACAATCAACGAGTATGTAGGTCTTGATACCGCAGTAGAACCAGACAATACAGAAGTGTAATTTAAATGAATAGGAGGCAAACATGTATAAAGTATTAAAAATTGGCGGAAAAGATTATAAGCTTGAATACACAGTTGAAGCATCATTATATGACGATTGTGTATCAAGCGTAACTTCATTGATGGTAGGAATCAGTGAATCAGAAGATAAAAATGATATTAAGAAGCTCGTAAAAGAAATTTCCAATATTCCAAAGACAACATTAATAATCTTTTATGCAGGGCTTCTTGAAGCACATGGACCAGAGGGAGATGGAACAGTTTCTGATCTTAAAGATGCAAAATCTCTTATTAGAACATATCTTGAAGAACATAAAGATGATGAAGATGGAAATTTCTATGGGATCATGACTCTTTGTATTGAAAAGATGGGCGAAGATAATTTTTTCGATCTAATCGGTCTGAACAAGATGTTAGGGATCGAACCAGAACAGAAGAAAGAACCAAAGAAACCTCAGGATCACAAAAAGAAAACAGCGAAAGCAGAAGTTACAGAGAAATAATACTTGATACATTGTTTCCTCAGGCTGTAAAAGCCGGAATGACAAAAGATGAATTTTTTCACTCCACTCCAAAAGAAATCAGTGTATACATAAATGCATACAAAGAACAGAAAGAATATGAATTGAAAAGTACAAATTATCAATCATGGTTAACAGGTTCTTATGTGTTGCAAGCGATTAATTGTGCTTTTTCTAAAAATGGGAATTATCCAGAAAACCCATTGCTAAAAGAAGAAAAAAGTATTGAATCAATTGAAAAGAGAAGTGGAAGAAGTAAAGAAGAAATGCAACAAGAATTAAGACTTATGGAACTCAGAGTTATGCAAGCAAATGCAAATATAGAAAAGATAGGGGCAGACGAATGATTCTGCCCTTTATTTTTTTATACCGGCTGACCGTATGAGATCAGCCGCTGACCTTATTAGTTGGAGGTGAATCAAAATGCCAGATAGTACAATAGAAACACTCGATATACAAGTGAAAAGTTCGACTGCCAGAGCTGTTACAGCACTTGATAATTTGGCAAACAAATTATATGACGTGAGCAAAGCATTTAAGTCCGTAGATACTGGAAGTATGAGAAACTATTCTCGTGAGATAGGCAGGGTTTCTTCGTCTTTAAAATCAATGAGTGGTATAAAAATCAATGTACCTAAATTATCTGGTCTTAGTAAACAGTTACAGTCATTAACAAATGTTAATTTTACCGCCTTAAATGCAAGTTCAAAACCATTAAAAGAATTGGCTTCTGGACTGAATGCTTTAAAAGGCGTTTCAGGTGTTACGATACCAAAGCTAGATTATAAAAATATCAATTCAGTTTCCAAAGCAATTGAAAAGATAGGAAAATTAGATACTGGGAATATTCAAAATTCTGTGAATGGAATATCAAAAGTATCTCATGCAATGTCAGTTTTAAATAACGTTGATTTTAGCGACAGCAAAATATCTTCTGTCATTAACTCTATCAGAAAATTAATGGCAGTTGATACAAAAGGTTTTGATACGCAAATTTTTGACAGTATTTATAAGTCTGTGTCTAAACTTGGAAATCTTCCGGATGTTTCATCAAGTATCAATAGACTTGTTGCATCATTAGCTAGATTAATCAGTTCTGGAAATAATACTGGTGTAGTTGCAAGCAAACTTCCGGCGGTAGGAAATGCAATAAAGCAAACTGCAAATAAATTAGCATCGGTTAAAGGTGTTGAAGAATCAATAAATCAATTCATATCAGCGTTAGCGAGTCTATCTTCTGCCGGCAAAAAAGTAGAATTAAGTGCTAACGGACTACAAATAATGGCAAAAGAACTTTTGTCATTTTTCAATACCATGTCTAAAGCACCGGCTGTTAGTAAGAATACAGTAGAAATGACAAAGGCGTTGGCACAATTAGCAGCATCAGGCGGTAGAGTTAGTAGTGCTGTCAATACAATGAATACTTCTTTCGGAAAATTAAGGAACGGATTTTCTGAATTAGCAAGCTTAGCATCCAGAGCAGGGTCTACTGTAAGTAGTGGTATTGGTAAAATGGTAAATGCTATTCGAAATATTGGGTCAGCAAGTGGAAGTATTTCAACCGTAAATTTCAGCTTAAAAAATCTTATTCAAACAGCTATTGGATTTAAGGCGGTGCAAGCATTTGGACAATTTACAAAGGATGCAATAACGTTAGGATCGGATATAACAGAAGCAGAAAACGTAATTGATGTTTCTTTTGGTAAATTAAAATACAAAGCATATGATTTTGCTTCAACAGCTTCAAAGCAGTTTGGAGTATCTGAGTTGGCAGCTAAAAGATACACAGGAACCATAATGGCGATGTTGAAATCATCTGGTGTTGCCCAAAATGCAGCATCCGACATGTCAGTAGCATTAGCCGGATTAGCGGGTGATATTGCATCTTTTTATAATATAGATACTGATACAGCATTTTATAAAATCAGGGCAGGTATTTCTGGTGAGATTGAACCATTAAAGCAATTAGGTATTAACATGTCTGTTGCAAATATGAGTGCTTATGCTTTGGCAAACGGAATTACAAAGTCGTGGACTTCTATGACTCAGGCAGAACAGGCTACATTGAGATATAACTATTTAATGTCTGTAACAAAAGATGCGCAGGGCGATTTTGCTCGTACTGCCGGTACTTGGGCAAACCAAGTACGTTTATTAAAATTAAACATTCAATCATTATCAGCTGTTATGGGTCAAGGAATTATTGCAGCTGTACTTCCGGCAATTAAAGCATTAAACGCTTTAATGAGCAGGCTTATGCAAGCAGCTAATATGTTCAGAAACTTTATGTATGTTCTGATGGGAAAAAAGATAAAAGGAGCAACAAAAGGTGTTGTAAATGATCTTGGTGGAGTTGGAGATTCTGCTACTGATCTTTCAGGACTTGGAAGTGCCGGAAACGATGCATCTAAAGGGATGAACAAAGCATCTAAGGCAGCGAAAGAATTAAAGAAGACCTTATCCGTTCTGCCGTTTGATGAATTAAATCAGTTGAATGACAATAAGCAATCAAGCGATACTGGATCTGGAGGAGGTGCGGGTGGTTCTGGAAGTGGCGGTGGAGTCGGCGGTGGAATTGGCGGACTCGGTGATTTGAGTGGTCTTGAAGATGAAGATTATGAAACACCAATTAGCCATTGGGCTTCAAGAATCAGAAAAGCATTCCTTGATAATAATTGGTATGGTGTTGGCCGTGAGATCGCAAATATGTTAAATGCCGGTCTGCAATTAGCCTATGATGCACTTGATTGGAAGAATGTTGGTCCTAAAATCACATCATTTACAACAAAATTTACTCAGGCAATCAATGGATTCCTTGATAATTTCGATTTTAAGTTATTAGGTAAAGTAGTTGGTGCAGGGATTACGGATGTAGTGAGAGCGTTTAATCAAATTGCATCTCCTGATGGCGGTATAAACTTCAAAACTCTAGGTACTGGAATTGCAGAAAGTTTAAAAGGAATGATTCAGGAAATTCCATGGACAGAGTTAGGAAATGCACTCGGAAACTATTTTATGATCTCATGGAGAATCTTAAACGGATTCTTGAATCAATTAGCAGCAACAGATAATACAGGCTTAACAGGATTTCAGCAAATCGGCGTTGCTCTTGGAAAAGCTGTAAATGGTATGTTCCAATCAATCGACTTCGCAACTATCGCAGATACATTTGCAGTAGGAATCAATGGAGTTTTTTCTATACTTGGAAAAATCAATGAAACTGTACATTGGGCTGATATTGCAGCAAATATTTCTCACGGGATTAATACTTTTATCACCGGAGTTAACTGGGAAGAAAATGGACAAATATTAAGCACTTTTGTAAAAAATCTTCTTGGAGTATTTTCACAGGTAGCGCAAAATACAGACTGGGCAGGACTTGGAAGAGGTATTGGAACATTCCTAAGTAGTATTGATTGGAGCGGAATATTCGGAGAAGTATTTACAACAATCAAAACAATATTAGGTGGACTTATCTCAGGATTAGGAACCACAATCGAAGGAAAGTTTATTATAGCTTTTGGTGCTATTAAACTTGCTACAGCAGTGGATAAAATTGTAAGCCCTATACTTTCGGCGTTTGGTTTAATACCTAAAGAAGTAGATGGATCGTCTTCCTTATTAATCATAGCATTAAAGAAAATGGCAGGAGCTTTTTCAAAATCTACATTAGGTACGGCGATTGGAACGTATGTTTTGGATGCGATTGGCCTTTTAAAAGGCATTCCGGGGAAGATTACAACAGATGTTGCGCCGAAGATCGCGGAAGTTATTTCAACAAAATTATTTCCAAAAGCGGTTTCATTTGCAGGTGGAATTGCATCATGGGTAACAGGTACGTTTGCACCAGCTGTATCAGCTGCATTTAGCAGTGTTCTTGGTGTGCTGTTTTCACCGATTGGATTAGCTATAGTTGGAGTAATTGTCGGTGGATTTTTAATATATAAAAACTGGGGCGCAATATCTACATTTGTTGGAAATGTAAAAAATAATATTGTAAATGGATTCAATAATGCTGGGCAATGGTTACAAGAAAAAGGTAAAAATCTTATTGAAGGTCTGCAAAGTGGATGGGAAACTGCAAAAGCTGGCTTCGGAACAATTGTTAGTACAATTGGTGGATTTATTGAAGAGAAAGTTGGAAATGCCGGGGATTGGCTACAAGAAAAAGGGCAGAATGCAATTGAAGGACTTCACAATGGATGGGAGTCTGTAAAAGAAAGTAAAGTTGGACAGGCGGCTGCAGGTATTGGGAATTATATCAAAGGTAAAGTTACTGGTGCTGAGAATTGGTTGATAGAAAAAGGTAAGCAAGCCGTTAATGGAATGAAAAACGGTTGGGATAATGTGAAAAACGGTAATTTTCAAACGGCAGTAAAAGGCTTGAAAAACTTTACTATAAATACAATAGCAGGCACAACTCCTACAGGATGGCTTCTTACAAAAGGTGCTGATGTAATGAAAGGTATGCTTTCAGGATTAAAAGGAGATAAATGGACGGAAGCTAAAAACTGGTTGAATAAGTTGCCTGATAAGGTAAAAAGTGCAATAGGAAGTTTGTATAGCATTGGTAAAGAGATTATAAAGACATTTATTAGTGGTTTTACATCACAGAGTATAAAATTACCGCATATCGACTGGGATTGGAGCAATGTTAGTTTTGGTGGATTTAATATTAAAGCACCAAAATTCAAGTTATCATGGTATAAAAAAGGTGGATTGTTTGATTCTGCATCCGTAATCGGTGTCGGTGAAGCTGGATCAGAAGCCGTACTGCCACTTGAAAATCAAAAAACTATGAAGATGATCGCAGATAGCATTGTGAATAATTCAGGCGGTATGGTAGATGAAAGTCTTATTGCAGATGCTGTAGAACGTGGAGTTGTTACAGCAATGATGAACAATAGCGGAAATCAACCAGATATAAACTTATATGCAACATTGTATACAGAAGATAATGAAGTTCTTGCAAGGTCTGTTGCAAAAGGACAAGCAAGAAATAATTACAGATTAAAACCATCAAATGCATATTGATTTGTGTAAAACTTTATGCTATGATGAATCTAAGTTAAGAGACATACACAGGATGCAAAGGTCATGAAGACCACACAATCCTGTGTATGTCTTTTTTTATTTTAATAATTACAGCAAACTAGCCATCGTGTGCCGGCGAAAAGAACGTCTTTCCTCGTGTACGTTCCGTTTGCTGTTTTTATATTTTAACATGAGGGTGCACACGTTAATGTTCAAATAACCACGAGGTGATAATATGAGTAAGAAATTAGATTTATTTTTCAAAAGTAACGTATTAGTAATCAATCCTGATCTTGCAAAAATGATTGGCTTAAATGAAGCAATCGTTCTGAATCAAATCTATTATTGGATTTCCATAAATAAAAAACAGAATAGAAATTTCCACGATGGTAAATATTGGTGCTATAACTCTATCAGAGAATGGCAGGAAGAAAATTTTCCGTTTTGGTCACATAAGACCGTTGAGCGTATTTTTTATAGTTTACGCAACAAGGGTCTTGTTTTAGTTGGAAATTATAACAATCGTCGTAATGGTGCCACATCTACAAAGTGGTATACAGTAAATGATGAGGTTTTAGAAGAAATCATTGATCAGATTTTAGACGAACCAGAATCAGGCCATACAGTTAGACAGGATAACTTTGGAAGCGACAACTTGACCGAAGCATTACCAGAGACTAACACAGATATTAACAATGCTTTATCTAACGATAAAGATTATGCTTTTTTATCAACAGAAGATAAAGATAATAATGATGTGTGTAGAGATAAAAAAGACTTCATGCCTATTTCTGGGAGAAATAAGGTCAAAATCATAAAGAGAAAGGGAAATAAAACTACTCTTAGTCAGACAATTGAAGATAAAATCCATTTAGGTTTTAGAGTCAATCAAGAGTTTGACGATGATCTGTATAACAATCCAAAAGATGAATGTGTAATCGGAGATATTGTTAAATACTTTTTCAAGAAATATCAGTTGGAGAAAGGAACAGACCATCCAATGATCTCTGACGAAAAATGCGTAGAGTTGGTTGAGAAGTTTTATTTTGTTCCTGAGAATATGCAAGATACAGAACTTGATTTTGATTTATACAAACTTATGATTGATAGATACTTTGCAACAGAATATGGCAAAAATAGCGGATTCACAATTAATTACCAGATCATGCACTTTATGAATTATAAAATCCGTGAAAATCTATTCTACAAAGTTCAGGATGAATACTATGACAATGTTAAGAGTGATTATCCTGTTGAGATATAGAATCATCAAAGAAAAGGAGAAGAAAAGATGAAAAATACAACATGGAAAATACCATTGATTATTTTAGCTGCGATTATAGCAATAGCGTTAGTTGGCATATTTATGATTCACATACCACAGAATCATGCAAATTCGATGGAAGAACAGATAATGGAATCAAAGGCGGCAATTAACATTCAGGAAAAGAGAAGACAGGATTTAGTGTATAATCTGGCAGACAGTGTGAAATCTTACAACAAACATGAAGCCGAAACACTGAAAAATATTGTTAAAGAGAGAAGTTCAAATACTGGGAAAATCGAAAGTACAGGAACAGCGATTGCAGCAATAAAAGAATCTTATCCAGAATTAAAAGCTGACAAGAATTATCAACGGCTTATGAAAGAATTAGCAGTTACAGAGAATAAGATTTCTGACGTAAGAGACAATTACAATCAGCAGATCAAAGAATACAACAGATATGTCGTGAACTTTCCAGTGAACTTTTTCTTGAAACTTTTAGGATACAAACAGAAAACATATCAATATTTAAAATTTAAGGATGCAACAGAGACGGCACCACAGAAATTACTTAGTGAGTAGCCTATGAGAAAATTCAAAGGATTTCAGTTTGATACTTTCGAAATAACTCTACGAGAGATTATAGCAAGCGTTGTTATTGTTGGATTGATGTTTCTGATTGGCTTTACTATCAGTGGGAATATTGATAATTACATCATGGACCAGAACGAAGAATATAACCGTGCTGCAAAAATTGAAAGTAATGATATGTTTCAGTATGGGATGGAAACTGATTTAGGAAATGCTTTCGTGTATGGAAAAATAAAGCCTGTAGATACAGTTACCTACAAAATGATCGGCGGTAAATATTATTCAATCAAAAAAGTTAGAGAAGAATATCGCAGCCATACAAGAACAGTTAAGTGTGGAAAAACGTATGTAACAGAAGTTTATTATACATGGGATCGAATACGATCAAACAGTAAAACTTGCAAGAAGATAATTTTTGCAGGAAAAAAATTTGACGTAGATAAAATTGATTTTATATCTAAGACATATATTGATACAATAAAAATTTCGCACGATGTTAGATATAAGTATTATGGAATGGAAGCAAAACCGATTAAAGGGACTATTTATACAAAGTTAAAAAACAACACAATAACAGAGAGTGAATTTAACCAACACAATCTGAAAGATACAGTGGAATCGTATAAATCAGGTGGTGGAGTTTTGAAAATTCTGTTTTGGGTATTCTGGATCACTGGGACAGGGTTAGCAGTGTTCGGATTTTATTATTTGGATAATCACTGGTTAGAGTAGGAGAATATGATTAAAAAGCTGAGAAAAAATAAATCAGATATATCAATTATTACAGTTTTATTAGCAATGATTGTAGTTTTTGTGGTAAATTTTGGAATTGTCAATTTTGCTTTATGGTTACTACAATTCATTGTTGCAAAACCATTAACCATAACATTAAAAGGGAAAGTGGCAGCAACTGTATTATTAACATTTTGTCGTACGTATCTTACACAATAAGACCTAACGATACACAATAAGACCAAAAAGTATTGTATAATATACAATTATAAAACGTCTATCGAAACGATAGGCGTTTTTGCAGTTTATACGGTCAATAAAAACGGAAATTGATCGCTAACCTTAAATAGTTGGAGGTGGATTTTTTATGGCAGAACACATGATAGAAGTTAATGGTAAAATAATGCCATGTCCCGCTTCTTATGAATGGTCATTGCAAGATGTATCGGCATCGGATTCAGGAAGAACAGATGATGCATTGATGCATAAAAATAGAAAAGCACAGAAAAGAAAGTTGGCATTGAAATGGAATGCTAAAACACCAGATGTTACTTCGGAAATATTGAAAGCTTTTAATCCAGAATATGTAAAAGTAAGATATTGGGATATGATGGCGAATAAATATCAGACAAGAACATTTTACACAGGAGACAGAAAAGCACCTGTGAAATGGTGGATGAAAAATAAAAAAATTATAGAGAGTGTTTCTTTTGACATAATAGAGAGGTAAATTATGATCAACGTATCAAGTGAATTTAGAGATAAATTAAATAACGGAAATTGTAATTATCTTAGTTATGCAGATATTACGTTGAAAGACGGGACAACTCTTAATTTGACCAATGATGATATATGGAATGGTGGAGTTACGATTGAAGATGCAGTTTCAAGCGGAACTTTTGAAGTCGGATCAGCTGTTATCAATCAATGTACGATTGTTATAAATAACATCTATGATAAGTTTACAAAATATGACTTTAAAGAAGCTGTAGTAAGTGTGCAGTTAGGTATTGATTTGAACGAAACGGAATTTGATATAGATGCAGACGATGAAACGGAATCTTCGTATACACCACGAATTGAGAAAATAAAAAAGGGTGTATACACAGTAGATGATACAAAATATAATGGATCAATTATAACACTTACATGCATAGATAATATGGGTAAGTTTGACAGGGCGTATTCTGAAAGCAAGTTGGAGTATCCGGCAACATTAAAGGCGATCGTTATGGATGCATGTGATATATGCGGAGTGACATTAAATACACCAGATTTTTCACATAGTGATTACATTATCAATACAAGACCGACTGATGCCGCGGTAACATTTCGTGAAGTGATTGCTTGGTGTGGCCAAATCTCAGGAAATTACTGTAGGTGTAATGTCAATGGGCAGTTGGAATTAAAATGGTTCAATCAGAGTCTTTTGGAAAAAACACTTATAAATTTGATTCCTGACAGTTTGTTTGATGATGGTATAGCAAGTTGGAAAGCTGTAGATTCAAAAATAGGAACGGATACAATTGAATATAAAGAAATGCTTTCGATTATTCCAGATGCAGGAAAGACAGGATATGCAGTAGAAGCAGTTTCAAATCTTAAGTTGGCTACTAATTATACAATTGGTGGTCAATTTTTTATGCAGTATCCAGAAGATAACGATGTAGCAATCGTGAAGATTTTAAATGGAACAAAAGAAATCGCAAGCAAAGAAATAGAATTAAATGACGGTTGGACTGGATTCAGATTTGATTTTGTTTCAACGTCACAGAATGTTTCTATCAACATTGGATTCAAAGGGGATAACACATTATATGTGTATAAACCTTATTTAGAAGAAAAAATACCAGATGAAATTTATCAATTTAACGGAGTATATAACTCTGATGTAGCTACAGACGATGTGGTCATTACTGGTGTAAATGTAATGGAAAAGGAAGATACTGTAGATACGGATTCTGATATTGAGGAAGAAGCAGAAGATACAACTTCTAGTAGTGATGGATATAAAAATTATCAAACTGGAACAGCTGGATACATTATTTCTATTGAAAATAACGAATTGATTAAAGATGGTGCTGGTCAGACTGTATCAGGATTTTTAGGAGAACAGTTAATAGGATTTGCATTTAGAAAAGCTACGATTACACATATTAGTGATCCGACACTAGAAGCCGGAGATGTTGCAATTCTAACTGATTCAAAATTTGATCGTTACAAAATATTAGTATCATCAACAAAATTTAATACAAACAATTCTCAGACAACAAGTTCAAATGCTGAGAGTACAGAAAAAAACAGTGCTGTAAGATATTCCGCAGCTACAAAAAACTATGTGGAATATAGAAAGCAGATTGTACAGGAAAAAACAGATAGACAAAAAGCATTAGAAGAACTGAAAGATAGATTAAACAAAGCTTCTGGAACTTATACAACAATTGTAAAAGATTCTGCTGGTGGACAAATTTTTTATTTGCACAACAAACCGCAGTTAAAAGATTCAGACATGATCTGGAAAATGACAGCGGAAGCATGGGGTGTTTCTACGGATGGTGGAAAAACATATAATGCTGGAATGACAGTTGATGGAGATACAATTGTTAGATATTTAAAAGCTACAGGACTTACAGCAGACGTGATCACATCTGGAAGAATCCAAGTTAAAGATTCTTTGGGCAATGTAATCTTTTTGGTTGATATGGATACTGGGGCAGTGCAGATTTCAGGAAATAATATTGTGATTGGTGGTAAATCAGCACCCGATGCGATCAGTGATGCAGTGAAAGAATCTAAGAACTATGCAGACGGTAAAGTATCAGACTTTGCAGAAACAGTTACAAAAAGTGTAGCTGATCTACAGAACCAGATTGACGGACAGATCGAGACGTTCTACTACGACTATGAGCCAACTCTAAAAAACATCCCTGCTTCTGACTGGACAACAGAAGATGATAAAAAGAAGCATGAGGGAGACTTGTTTTATTGGAAATCTAAAGGTTATGCCTACAGATTTTTTAAAGACGGAGATACATGGAAGTGGCAGTTAGTACAAGATACAGACGTTACAAAAGCATTGCAGACAGCATCTTTTGCACAGTCCACAGCTAACAGCAAATGCCGTGTATTTCTGACACAACCTACACCACCTTATGACACAGGGGATATGTGGAATCAAGGTCAAAACGGAGACATTCTTACATGCGTTGTAGCAAGAGCGGACGGTGCAAGCTATGTGGAAACCGACTGGCAGAAGCTTAACAAGTACACGGACGATGAGACAGCCAATAAGGCATTAGAAGAAGCAAGAAAATCTCGTGCAATGATTATCAATCTGGACAACGATTATCAAGCAATCACGACAGATTATAAGGGAGAGTACACAACGTTTCCAGAGTGCCGCACGACAGCACAGGTTTTGTACGGTCATACCGACATATCTAACGACTGTACTTATAATGTGCAGAAGTCAAGCGGTGTCGTAGGTTCTTGGAACAATTCAACTCACACATACACTGTGACAGCATTAACAACAGACGTGGGATGGGTGGATATTACAGCAAATTATCTTAATACTTATTCAGTTACGAAAAGATTTGACATTGCGAAATTAAAAGGCGGTATTCCTGGAGAAACAGGTGCAAAAGGAGATAAGGGAGAAACAGGAGCGAGCGGTAGAAGTATCACAAGTTCTGAAACGACTTATCAAGCGTCCAACAGCGGAACGGTAGCACCAACAGGAACATGGAGCAAAACACCGCCAAACGTTGCGGAAAATCAATATCTGTGGACGAGAACCATATACACTTATTCTGACAAAACCACAAGTACAACATACTCCATTGGAAAGATGGGAGCCAAAGGAGAACAGGGTGCAAAGGGAGAAACTGGTGCTACTGGTCCGCAAGGGTCACAGGGCAAACAAGGAATCCAAGGACCACAGGGAGAGAAAGGTAACACTGGTGCGACAGGACCGCAAGGACCGCAAGGAGAAAAAGGCGAAAAAGGAGACCAAGGACCACAGGGGTTACAAGGAATCCAAGGACCGCAGGGAGAACAGGGTATCAGAGGTCCGCAGGGTGCTAGTGGAGCTACAACATATTTCCACATTAAGTACAGCTCTGTTGCAAAACCTACAACAGCTTCTCAAATGACTGAAACCCCATCTACCTATATTGGAACATACGTGGACTTTACAGAAGCCGACTCAAACGACCCATCTAAATATACATGGGCAAGATTCCAAGGATTGCAAGGAGAAAAAGGTACACAGGGTATCGCAGGTACTAACGGTATTGATGGGAAAACATCTTATCTTCACATCAAATACTCAAATGATGGTGGGAAAACCTTTACTTCCAATTCTGGCGAAACTGTAGGAGATTACATTGGTACTTGTACTGATTACAACCTAAACGACCCAACGACAGTAGCTTCTTATACTTGGGCGAAGATTAAAGGGCCACAAGGCCCCCAAGGAGTTAAAGGGGACACAGGAGCCAAGGGAGAAAAAGGAAACGATGGAAACAACAATGCTACAGTTTACTTATACCAGAGAGCAACTTCTGCACCAAGTACACCAAGCAATGCTTTAACATACACGTTCGCTACTGCAAAAGTAAGCGGAACACTAAACAACGGATGGAGTGCCACAATTCCAACTGGTACGAATCCTTTATATGTTACGGTTGCTTCCATTTCAAGCAAGAGTGACACGGCTACTATTGCCACATCTTCTTGGGCAACACCTGTTGTATTAGCACAAAATGGTGCGACTGGGGCAAGTGGTAGTGATGGTAAAGCAGGTCTAAACGTTGCTACGGTTTATCTGTATCAGAGAGCTACAAGCAAGCCAAGTAAACCATCTGCAAATGTGACTTATACGTTTGCAAGCGGTGTTGCAAGTGGAATTAATAACGGATGGAGTCAGAAGATTCCAGATGGTACAAATCCACTTTATGTTACATTAGCAACGGCTTCTGCGACTACAACAACAGATACTATTTTAAGTTCTGAATGGAGTGACCCTAGTGTTATGGCACAGAATGGGGAAGATGGTAAAGACGGAATTAATGGTACAAACTTATGGATTAACCCACTGTTTGAATCAGACAAACCACAATTATGGGATGTTGTTAATGGAATCACTGCTCCTAATGGCTCAAAAGTAAATAAGTTATGGAAAAGAGACCATTTTAATGCAAATACTGCTTTCCCTGTTTTCCCCGGACATCAATACAGAATTACCGTTTACAGAAAACGGATAAGCGGTACAGTTGATTTAAAAGCAGGTATCTGGTATACAGAGCAAACATCTGGTGCAGCTTATGATACCTATGTTGCAAAATCATCTGCAACACCATTGTCTGATGATTGGGAAGAAGCAACATATAATTTCACAGTACCAAATAGAAAATCTAAAGGATGTGTTTATTTTCAAATTGAACAAACTTCCAGTGGTACAGGTGGTACAACGTGGTATGTTTCAAATATTGTATGTACAGATATTACAGGATTAAAAGGTAACACAGGAGAAAACGGAAAAGACGGTGTATCTCCGACGGTATCAATCTCAAAAAGTGGTACAGTAACAACCATCACAATTACGGATAAAAATGGAACACATACGCAGACCGTCAACGATGGAACGAATGGAACGGCAGGTAAGGCAGGTGCGGACGGTAAAACACCATATTTCCATGTTAAGTATAGTAACGATGGCGGTAAGACGTTCACTTCTAATTCGGGAGAGGACGTTGGAACATATATCGGAACTTGCACCGACTATAATCAAGCAGACCCTACAACGGTTGGTTCTTACACTTGGGCAAGAATCAAGGGAGAGGCTGGGGCGACTGGTGCTAAAGGCGAGACAGGGGCAACAGGTCCGCAGGGTCCTCAAGGTAATACTGGACCAACTGGAAACGGAATCAAATCAACTGCAATCACTTATCAAGTGTCAAGTAGTGGAACATCGGTTCCAACAGGTACATGGTCTGGTAGTGTTCCATCTACAAGTGCAGGACAGTATTTGTGGACTAGAACGATTACTACCTACACCAACAATACGACAACAACTTCTTACTCTGTCAGCCGTAACGGAAGTAACGGAGCAAAGGGAGACAAAGGCGATCAAGGAAGTGCAGGAAGAACGTACTTCATGGAAACTTCTTCGAGTATCGTGAAAATGTCTGCGGACAACACGATTGTTCCGAACTACATCACATTATCTGGTTATTACCGTGACGGTACAGCGACAGCACGTACAGCTTATAAGTGTCGATTCAAGATTGAGGAAACAACGGACGGAGATACATACACGACCGTTTATACTTCATCAGCGGATGAAACGGACATTACCCATGCACTGTATTCTGTGTTGGCGAGTGGTTCAAGCGGTATCACAGCAAGTGGTTCAAGCGGTATCGGTATCTCAAGAAATCTTACAGCGTTAAGGTGTACGATGTATGCCGCAGGTGGATTTTCACAGGTGTTGGATATTGAGACAATTCCAGTAGCCATTGACGTAGATGCACTTACACACGAAGATATATTCAATCTGCTGACAAATGACGGAGCATGGCAAGGTATTTATCGTGGGTCTGACGGTAAGTTGTATATCAACTTTACTTATGCTAGAGGTGGAACATTAAATCTTGGTGGAAAAGCAAACACGTACGGTAATGGACAAATGCACGTTTATGATGCAAATGACAATGAAATTGTTGACATAAACACGAAAGGGATAGTCGTAACGCATTATATATCAGGCATGGGAGAAAAGCCAATATCATATGTGTGTATAACACCAGACGTGTTCGGTGGTATATATTTATCTGAAAACAAGGATGGAACTGGTGCATGTGCGATTTTGTCCCCAGATGAGATTGTATTAAAAAATAACAGCAGTGGACCAATTACAGTACAAACAGACATAACAATGCATATGACGGATGAATCACTTTATCTTGGGTCGGTAAGTAATTATAAATTTCATTTTGGAAAAGAAAAATCAAGTTTTTATCAGCCAGTTACTATTGGCGGAAGTTTGTCTGTTGCAGGAACAAAAAACAGAATCATAGATACAGAAAATTACGATACAAGAAAGCAGTATTGTTACGAAACAGCAACCCCATATTTTGGGGATATAGGTTCTGGATGTACTGATAATACAGGGAAATGTTACATAGACATTGACGATATATTTTCAGAGACAGTAAACACAGGTGTTGAGTACCAAGTATTCTTGCAGAAAGAGGGGCAAGGCGATATATGGGTAGAAGAAAAGACCGATAGTTACTTTGTCGTTCGAGGCACTGAAAACCTTAAATTTTCGTGGGAAATCAAAGCAATTCAGAAAGATTACGAATTTGAACGACTTGAAAAATTCGATAACTCAGAAAAAGAAGAAGTGATTGACTATGAGAAAGAATATATGGAAGAAATCAACGATTTGATTAAAGAACAGGAGGAAATGTTAAATGAAACAGTTGAGTAGCTTTATGGTATTAAATATTGACGGTGGAGACAGAGTATCATACACATACAATGAGATTGACGATAACACAGGAGAACCATTGTCACAGAATAAAAAAGAAAATTTCTGGGTAGTAGATAAAGAACTTAAAAAGCACATTGATGCTATCAGAAGCTACGTCAGAGAAAACAAGTTGAATTAAGGAGTGATGTTATGGCAATCAATATACCTTTAGTACATATATCGGATTTAACAGAGAAAAAGACAATATCAGATGATGATTACATACTTACTGGTGGGAGTACCGCCAGTAAGGTTAAGTGGTCAACGATCGTGTCTCTGATAAAAACTAAATTAGGGATTGGAAATATAGAAGATAGTATAAGTAAAATACAATCAGATATTTCTACGTTAAATAGTGATTTAACAAATAGATCAAGGAACATTGTGCTAAAAACAAGTGGTTCTGGTAATGATTTCTATATATCAATAGAAAACTATACTACAGTTCAAAAAACATGTGATAAGTTTGCTTTGCTTCTTTATGGAAACGGGAATGGAAGTCCAATATGCTCTCTAATTACAGTAAATGTAAGTGGTTCAAACGTTCAAATTGACGGCACATCAAACATTATATCTAGTAACGTGTATTGCCGTGCAAGCGGTACGTCTATACAAATTTGTAATCTCCCACAATGGGGATATTATACGGTAATTGCTCCACCTAGAGTATATATAGACCAAGGTGGAATCGTATTTGATAATTAACTTACCTTGCATAAACATCATAAGTAACTGTACCTGTTGGAGACACTACTTGCCAATTTGAAGCAAAGTAAACAACATTTCCATCGTTGCATGCCATAAAGCTTGCGTGATAAGTGTTGTCATACCAGTAACCATCAGATATACGATTTGTTTCTGTTAAATTTGGAAACATGAACGTGAATTGCGGACTTATTGCATTAGGATAATTAATTGTTGCAACAAGAATTGCCATTTTATATTCACTTGGAATTGTATATTTTGTTGAACTTGGAATATTTGACGCAATCTTTTTATAAGTTAAATCACTAATTAGTGTATGCATTAAATCTCGATTGCCACCTTTAGGAATGTTTAACAATGTGATTTCCTGTCCACTCGCTTGAACATGTACTAACATACAGCTTTCAGATTTTACGGCAGTCAATCCGTTTATTGTCAAAAAAGAATATGTTTTTTCCCATCGAAACGGAACGTCAATGCCACCAATTATAATAAGCTTATTTTTGACTTTAAAGACATTCAAATAGGTTTTTAAGTTGCCGTTTGGAACTAATGTAAAATCGAAAGAAAAATCATTATTTAGTTAATAGAACTATGAAATATTAATGTATGATGCAGGAACAATCACATTTGCTATTACGACACCGTAAGATGTTGTATCTTTGCATCTTATGTCCACTGTATTGTTATGTATAGTTATGTACCCAGTATTTCCACGTGGAGTCCAACTTCCGTCAATGATTTCACAAGGAGCGAAAACTTCATTGTTAAATGTAATACCGTTGGGCAATGTTAATAAAGTTTGATTTGTATTACCGCCTGTCAAACTTTTGCCATACCATATATAAATCATTGCTAACTGACTATTTTTTTTAATAGCAAATCCATCAATGCCATAGGTTTTATACTGTAAACTTGAAAAATCACTATTTAACGTATAAATAAAAAAACACCCTGCATGAAGCAAGGTGTAAATAAATTACAAATGGAGATTAAGAAAGAAGAAAATCTCCATTCACATATTAACACAAACACTTAATAAATGAAAGGAGAAACTATGAATCTCAAATTAAGATTAAAAAATAAGGCAACATTAACATCACTGATTATGGCAGCAGTGGCATTTATCTATCAGGTTTTAGGTATCTTAAATGTCGTTGTTCCAATCTCCCAGAATGACGTAGTGCAGGTGTTGGGTATCCTTATTAACTTATTAGGAGTTATGGGTATCTTAGTTGACCCAACAACACCGGGAGTAGGAGATAGTGAACTTGCAAAAAGTAAAAATGATATTGCAGAAGTGATTGAATACAAAAAGGAGGACTAACAATGGCGAACACAGTCAATAAGGTTCTTAATGTAGCTAAAGGAGAAGTTGGTTACTTAGAAAAGAAAAGTAATAAGTATCTTAACGATAAAACAAAAAATGCAGGTAGCAACAACTACACTAAGTACGGAGCATACTTTGGTATTAACGGACCAGATGCTTACTGGTGTGACATGTTCGTGGATTGGTGTATGGTGCAGGCATACGGCAGGGATGTAGCAAAAAATCTCTTACATGGATTTAGTGCATACACTCCAACATCAGCACAAAAATTCAAAGACAGTGACCAGTGGCATAAAACACCACGGATTGGAGACCAGATTTTCTTTAAGAACTCTCAAAGAATCTGCCACACTGGGATTGTGTATGCAGTAACTGATGAGATGGTGTTCACAATCGAGGGCAACACCTCTAATGGAACAGCCGTTGTACCAAACGGTGGTGCTGTATGCAAGAAGTCTTATGCTTTAGGCAATAGTCGTATCGCAGGATATGGACGACCTAAATATGATAACGTAAAAGTATCATACAGCGTTGTAAAAAAGAACTCTTCCAAGAATGCGATCAAGTGGTTACAGAAAAAACTGAACGCAAATTGTACATACGCAAACGAACATCCATTAGCTATTGATGGAATCTGGGGAGCAAAGACAACGCAGGCTTTGAAGAAATACTGGAAACAGTTAGGATGGAACACGTCTGGAACATATGCAGGAAAGAAAACTTGCACGGCTTTGAAAAAAAATCGAAAAAAGTAGTTGCAATGTCGAAAATGATATGATATTATAAACAACGTTGAAACGAGAATGTTCCATTTTCGTTCCAACCAAAATTGAGAACAATAGAGTTTATGCGGTTTAACATAGATTTGATTCCTTGACTTTTAATCAAGTTGTCCGGGGTTCGAATCCCCGCACGCTCACTATGCGGATGTGGCGGAATTGGCAGACGCGCTAGATTTAGGTTCTAGTGTCTACGACGTGCAGGTTCAACTCCTGTCATCCGCAGTTCTTTTAAGGATTGACAAGCATAACAAGATATGATAGAATATTTTTGTTATGAGTTACAAAATCATATAACACTTACGGGGTGTGGCTCAGCTTGGCTAGAGCGCTTGATTTGGGATCAAGAGGTCGCAGGTTCGAATCCTGTCACCCCGACTATAAGCGGGTGTAGTTCAATGGTAGAACTCCAGCCTTCCAAGCTGATCACGTGGGTTCGATTCCCATCACCCGCTTTTTAATTTTATAGGTAACCTATAAGATTTGAGTCTGTAGCTCAGTTGGATAGAGCAACGGCCTTCTAAGCCGTGGGTCGGGGGTTCGAATCCCTTCAGGCTCGCTTCTCCGAAAGGGGAATGAAAATTAAATAATGGGTAACCATTATGGTGGGTATAGCGCAGCTGGTTAGCGCGCCAGATTGTGGCTCTGGAGGCCAAGGGTTCGAATCCCTTTATCCACCTTTATTAATGGGCTATCGCCAAGCGGTAAGGCACAGGACTTTGACTCCTGCATTCGCCGGTTCGAATCCGGCTAGCCCAGCTTGGCGATTCGTCGTATAAGAGGTTTTGCAGATGTCTGCAGAACCTTTTTTTCGATCAATTGCGAATACCTGCCATTTTTCAAACGTGTTCTAAGAAAAGGAGAAACAAGATGAATAAAATTGATCCACAGTCATGGAAAAAAGAGATGCCGGAATTTCGCAGACAGACGGAAGCGTTTTATGCCGGAACGCTCAAACAGT